ACGAAGTCACGGCGCACCTCAGTCGTACGCTCACTAAAGTATTTGTCGTACTCGTACATTTCTTGACGCTTACGGCGGACGTTAGCCATGTTGGTGGACGTAAAGCCAAGTCCCTGCAACATACTGTCAAGAAGCGTAAACTCTTCCGGCGATACAACGAGGTCGCCGTTACGGCGCGTGACGCCCTTATCAAACGTCTCACGATACGCCCGCATTGCGCTCTTGATTCCGTTGGGCATCATGAACTCGACGCCTTTCCAGTAATCTCCCTGCGCCATCATGCCCATGCCGTCTGCAAAGTTGGCGGCAGTACCCATAAGCGGGCCACCCACACCAAGAAGCGTACGGCCAAGACCTTCACGTGAGGTAAGATCAACGTCAGTGTACGGCAGCGGAGAGAAGACATTACCCAAGCCAAGCTGGCCGGAGACATCGACACCGAGGCCAGCCGGTACACCTTTGAGGATCGTGTCAGCTAACCAGCCATCTCCGATAATCTGACGGAGGAAGCGTTCCTCATTCACCGGCTCATCCGGCGGTCCGAAGATAGCCGCCAGAATGTAGGACATGAGCGTAGCCAGTGGCAGTCCAAGCGCACCAGTGAACACAGCCGTCTGACCGATGACGTTACGCATGACTGCACGGGCAATGGCGCGTTCTTCCTTCGATGCACCTGCAAACATATTGTAGCCATTGCGGATCAGCAAAGACGCCTGCATGACTTGGTATTTGCGGAACTGAGTAATCACCTTGCTGAAGGCGAACGCATTGAAGTAGCGTGGTGCATTCAGGCTAGAGTAATCACCTTGCGTCTGGCTCAGAACTTCAGCCGCATAGTTCAACGCTTGCTGATTCGAACGACCATCGGTTTTGGCTAGACGGTACGCAGCCATACCAGCCGTGACACGGTTGGCGACTTCGACCTGACGAGTCAGCGCTGTCAGTTTGTGCATGACATCTTGAAGCGCTTTCTGTGGACCACTGGTCTTGAAAGTCTCCCAGTACCCAAGGTCATAGCCCATACCAATGTCGAGCAGTCCGTTGTCACGAAGCGTCGTCAGAACATCCTGCTCTTCCTTGGAATATGCTGAGCCATCCAGCTTGCGCATCTTGGCTACGTCAAACTCGCCGCGCATAAACTTGTTGAAGTCGCCTTTGTTCTTGAACAGGCTCGTACCAAGTTCTTTATACGTGCGGTTGACGGCATCAGCCGAACGACCATAGCCAAACTTAGCCGCCATATAAGGGAGACTAAGCATGTAGGTCTGAGTCGCATTCTGCAGGTAATACCGAGGTAGCGTAAGCAGCGTCCACATGGAGTTGAACGCCATCAGTTTGTCCTGCAGAGGCGTCGGCGTATAGGTCAACCCTTGGACATGGCGGCGCAGCACTTCATTCAGCGCCCGCATACGGTCGGCTTTGGAGCCATCAATACCAGCAGCCGCAGCTTCTTCGTCGGACATACGAGCCTGACGGCTCATCTCTTCAAGCGAGTTCGACACTTCGCTATCATTGGTCATCGACGCGATGAAGTGGGCGTCAGCCGTACCCTTGGTGGCAAATGCCCGCAGCATGTCATCGTAACCCGCAACGCCAGTACGTGCGAGTTGGTGGCGACGGGCGCTGTTCTCAGCAAGCGTACCAATATACAGGTCGGTGATAAGCTGATTGATTCGCTCAACTTCTTGAGGCTGTAGATCAGCGGCAAGGTCTTTCTCCACCAGCGTCTTGATTCGCTGGAGGTTGAGCCATGCAGGGACATCGACTTTACCCGGCGACAACTGGCGTTCGAACGCCTCAGTGAACATGCCGGGGAACTGGGTCTTCATCTCCTCCTGCTTCTGCATCGCAGCGCCGAGCGACTCAGAGAAGATCACAATGTAACTGTCAGGATCAGCACGCAGGGCTTCGAGTTCCGCCTTCTCTTCAGCGGTACGATCCATTGCTGGGATAGATTCCAGTTCACGGAACCGCGCCGACTTGCCGACGGTGACGAACTGACCGAAGCGAGACAGCGGAGCATACGGACCTTCACGCTCCTTGAAGATGGTATTCATAAGCTGCAATCTACGTGCAACATCTTCCTGACGCTGCTGCTTGATGTCAGTCGGGAGCGATTCGTACTCTGGTCCCGTGAGTTCGCCCCTAATCTTTTCTACAATAGCTTGACGCATACGCTTCGAGGTCTTGAAGCCATGCTCGAATATCTGATCCGCCACACGCTGAGCATTTTCAGGCAGCGCTTCGTACTGCTCTTTGGCAGTCGGGTCTATTACAACTTGTTTACCAATCCATGTAGGCTGGTATCCCCATGCTTGGTCAATAGTGCTGCTGGCTAGAAACTTATTCAGAGCCTCGCGTGCGTCACCAAGATCACCAGTCTGGAGCATGATCTGATCGACTTCCTGACGCAGCTTATTCGTCAGGGTCATACGGTTAATCATAAAGTCGAAGTACGTCCGCACCACTGGCAGCATGGGACTGATCCAGTCCACAAGGTCACGACCAAAGGCCATGCCATATGCTCTCTTCAAAGCGCCATCACGAATGTTTCTGGCGATGGAGAGCGCAGCCGACTGCATCGGAGCCGGTACCGCACTGGCTACGAACTGCCTGATCGACTCGTCTGTGCTGCGACGTTCCGCTGTTGTGGCAGTATCCTCCATCGGAGCAATGCCGCCACCGCCGGGGGGAGTCGTATCCTCTTTGATACCGAGGATTTCAGAGAAGTCTGGACCGCCAAGACCGTTAAGGAAGTCCGTGACATTCTGGGTAGGCAGACCTTCTTTGCGACCAGCATCGAACAACTTGTTCATCAAACGGCCAAGCGTCGAGAAGAACCGTTCAGTGATCGTCAGCGGCTTGCGTTGTGTCGTAGCCCACTTGGATACCTGATCGGCAAACCATTCGCTAAAGCTATCCCAGTAACCCGGATCAGCCTTAAACATTTCTCCAGCCGATGCACGACCACGCGCACCGAGAGAACGCACAGATTGCTTGGCTCTCTGCGGCGTACGGAGTAGCCGCATCCATTCAGCCATAGTGGGCATGGCATACTTAGGATCGGCTTTCCGTAGGAACTTTTCGAAGTCACTCTTGATAGCAGCCTGAACTTCAGGCGAAGCATTGGCGAAGGCGTTAAACTCTACGCCATGACCGATCTCGTGAGCGATAACTTCGAGCGCCAAAAGATACCGACGCCCACCTGCTTGATTAATCAAGTCTTGGTTAAACAGGATAACATCGGTGCCGTCACCCAAACGCGTATAAAGACCACGCGTCGTAGTTGACAACAAATATTTGCGCAGTGAGCCTTTGAGTACAGTTAACTGCGTGTCGGTGATACCGAACTGTTTACCACTTCTGGCATTGACAAGTCGCTGCAGATCACCCTTGGCGATGGAGCCAAAGAGAATCTTGCGGTTGCCAAAGCCAAGTGCTTTTGTCAGTGCAGACACGTAATTGGCAAAGCGCGCATCGACATCCGCGATGACCGTGAGATTGCCAATCTTAGTGCCAGCCGGAGTCGGCGTGATTACTTCTTCCGGCTGCGGCCCGCCTTCGACAACGAGATTGCCACCGCCTGCTTCACCGCCGCCTTCTTGGACTTGGGCCGCGACGTTCCGATTGACCCCTTCGCTTGGTACTTGTCCACCAACTCCTTGATATTGGCCGACACCACCTTGTTCGATTTGCCCGACTTGAGCGGCATTGGGAACCTCCACTGGTTGAATAGGCGCAGCCGCAGGAGCGACAGGCGCAGGAGCAGCAACCGGCTCTTCGACCGGCACAGCAACGGTAGCGTTCTTGCCACGCTTCTTGGCAAGCGCAGCCTGAGCTTTCTTCAAACTCTCCATACGCTTAGCGGCAATGGCTTCACCGCGTGCGTTGCCTTCAGCAGCCGCAGCTTTACGCGCCGCATTGATGCGAAGCATCTCATTGCGCAGCGCCTCACGGCTTAGAATCTGCTGAGCGCCAAGTTGGCGTACGATCTGAGCGCCACGACGCAGCCGAGTGACGCCGCCTTCCAAGGGCATTTCCATCTGCGGTTCAGCAAGAGGAAGCTGAAGCTGTGTCGGCGTAGCGACTGGTATCTCAGTAGGCGCAGGGGCAACGCCAGCGCCGCCCTGCAGAGGCAGCGGAATCTGTTCGCCGGGAGGAGTCTGAAGCACACCTTCTGGGAAACTAAACAGAGGCAGACCTTCAACACCAACCTGCGGGGCCGCTGCAGATGCGGGGGGTGCGGAGACAGCGGCCCCGCGCAGAAGATTTTGCTGACCGAACGGCAACGTCGGCTGTTCTGCAAGACGTTGAGCCATGGCTTCAGACCGACCAGCGGTCGTCAGCCTGCCAGCGGCGTCGATAGATGCGATGGCTTCACGCGCCCGAGCGATCTGGCTCGTCAGCATGGAGACGCGAACTGGGTCGAGCGATCCAGCGCCAGCGGCAGCAGCCTCAAGCTGAGCAGTAGACTCAGCGATCAGACCTTCAAGCCGACGACGTTCATCAATGGCGGCGAAGTCAGTCTCGCGTGCAGCAGTGAGCGTCTCGCCTGTAGGCTGCATCGCCATCTGAGGGGCTGCACCAAGTTCAGCGCCGGGGAACAACTCGCCCTGTGCGCCCGGTTGCGGCCCAACAGTCGGAGCTTCTGGCTTCTCACCACCAGCGCCTTCAAGCAAATTGGTGGGTTTCAACGGAGCAGCAACGCCACCCACACCACCGAATGCACCACCAAGCACAGCGCCAGCGCCAGCAGCGATGAGTGCAGACTCGCCGTACTTTTCAATGACGTAAGGCGCAAGCGCCTTCCAGTCCGAAGCATTAAGCTGGCGACGGAACTCAGGATCAAAGACAGCCTGCTGAGCAAGCTGGGTTGCACCTTCAGCAAACGCTTCAGACGCAGCGCCTTCGGCAGTGCCAGCGGCTATCGCGCCAATGCGCGAACTGGCTGCACGTTCACCGGCTTTGACAACTGCATCTTTGAAGAACGGCGAGAAGCCACGGGCAATGACGCCATCGGCTAAGGTCTGAAGAAGCGTCGTACCACCAGCCGCAGCAGCAATCTGCATACGTGTGCTGGGGTCATCTAGATTATAGGCAGGCGTACCATCAGGATTCTTGGCGTTCTTCGCTGACTCGTAGAAGTTCTGGAACTCAGACGGGTATGTTGACGCAGCGAGGCCAGTCAGTGCGCCGACTGTACGAGCGCGCCCAATATTAGCAGCAACGCCAGCAGCCCGAGTGGCGGCAGCAACGCCCCCAACAGCGCCAAGACCACCAGAGACAAGTGAAAAACCAGCAGAAGGAATACCTTGAGCAACGGCGTCCCATATGTTTGACAGCGTCGAGTTCGACTGCTGGATGAGGGCGGACCGTGCCTGCTCAGCTTTAGTCTGACCAAAGGTTGATTCGGCAAACCTAGCGATAGGTTCACCAACAGACGGCGCACCGGTAGCAGTGAGTATATCACCGATGCCACCGATTGTCTGCTCTGCTAATCCACGCGCGCCGAGGGCGACATTAGCCCCGAATCCACGGGGGGTCTTCAACTTAGAGACATATTCACCATAGGCCGCTGGACTGAGCGCCGTCCAGTCAGTAGCCACGCTGCTAGGTGCAGGCTGCAAAGGCTGATTAAGAAGTTTCGATCCTTCGGCAACCTCAAGCGGATTGGTGGCGTCAACAAGCCGACCGCCGATCCAGAACTTCTGAGTCGAAGGGCTATATGGGATATAGGTGGCAGCGCCACCTGTCATACCAAGACCTTCAGGCGCAGCCGATCCAGTGACGTCCACACCGGCAGGGACTTGCTTGAGTCCCGCACCTTCACGGATCATCTCTCCGAAGACAGCCGCATCAGCCTGCGTGGGAGCAAGACTAGGCATACCCATCTGCGCAGCGGGATCACCAGCGGCTCGACCGTACGCACTACGCGGTCCAATATCCATAGCGTCAAGCGTAGGGCTAGCAAACGAAAGCCCGATCCTATCCATTGCCATGGATTACCGTCCTGTTGGCGACATCGGAACAATAAGCGGAACCTGCGTAACAGAAGTGTTCGACACCTCAGTACCATCGGGCATACGAACTTTGCCCTCTGGATCGACATACGCAGCGTAAGAACCGTCTTGTTTATAGATGAAGAACTTACCTTCTTCACCTTCGACAACCTTGAAGCCACTAAGTTTGAGGCGTTCCACTTGGAGTTTGGTCACGCCTTCATACAGCTTATCAAGTTGTTTCTCTTGGAGTTTGCCAGAAGTCTTAGCTCTCTCCTTAATTAATTCAATCTGGAGATCGTACTGCTTCTTCTGCATATCCATAGTCTGCGCACGATAGGACTCGCTCAGCATATACTGGGCTGCATCCTTAACATCGGCGCGAGACACGTTCGCCCGAGACACTTGGCCATCAACGAGGATGTTGAAGTTTCCATTGCTCAAAGGCTGAACGCCGACTTTGCGACCAGTCGAACGAGACATGGCGCTACTTAGAGACACATTGTCTCCGAGGTCGAAGTTGGTGATAGCCTGTAGACCCTGCAGATTGCTGAAGGTATTGCGCAGTTGGATGCGTTTTAGTCCGGTCTCAGCAGCGCCAGAGATGTCGCCACTCTGAGCCATGTACTTCTGCAATCGCTCAAGTTCTTTGTCTTGAGCCACAACGATCTGCATATCGCCAGTGATCTTAGGCGCGTTGCGCAAATAGGTCGAAGCAGTCGGCGGCGGCACCGGCTGGCCGGGCTTACCCTCAACAATCGGAGCGACCACGGAAGCTGGCGTCGTCGGCTCAGTCAATCCCGTCGGCGCACCCATTGGCGTGGGCGCAGTCATCTCAGCCGGTAGACCTTGCGGCTGTGCAGCCGCAGCAGCCGTCGGTTCTGCAAGCGCACCACTGTATTTCTGATAGAATGCCACCGGATTGTTCTGCGCTTCAGCAAGCAACGTCGGATTTGTGGTTAGCGCATTGACAACTTGCGGAGACCGGAACCATGCTTGTGCTGCTTGCGCCCTTGCGTCACGCTGGGCAAGAGCCTCACCACGTTCTGGTGTGCCTACTAAATAATTAAGAGCGCTAGATACAGGTGCAGCAAAATATTTACCAGTGGTAGTTGCTGGCATACCACCGACAGTCTCCGCTATACCACCAACGGTAAGACCTGCGCCGAGTCTGCTAATGTCCTGCCTAAAACCGGAACTGCCGGGAGGAGCAACACCGGGACCAGCTTCGCCCATCTTGAGCGCAGCCCACTGCTGCATATCGCCAGCGGTACGCACCTGCCTGAACACTGTCGGGTTGGCCGCGATAGAGGCGGCATCAACGACCTGTTCAATCGGCGTATTTGGTGCAGCCGACAGTACTTTAGTAGCGCCACCAGCGCCAAGGAAATGCGCAAGATAAGTATTGGCGTTAGTCGGAGCAAATCCTTTACTAGCCAATACGCTTTGGTTATCTTCCGTAAACTTCTTTAGCATCGCAGTCTCAACGCCAGTGCCGCGTTGAGCAAGAATCTGCGGATCAGTCATACCACGAGCAGCATCGGGGAATGTCTTCTTGAAAGTCTGCACAAAGGTGCTGTCGATAAACTGACCCGGCCCCTGCGCCGTCGAAGCTAGATTACGACCAGTGCCTTCAGCCTGCAGCATACGCGCAGTGTAGTCAGTCGGTCGCGTTGGCACCGTAGTATAAGCACCCAGCGCACCGGGAGTTAAGCCAGCAGTGGGGACCGCAGCACCAGCGGGGGCAGCGACAGTCGGAAGAAGTCCAGCGCCGGTGGCCGTCTGAGCGTAGCCGGGTAGGCCAGCGCCCATCGTACCTGTATAAGTCTCAGCAGCTTTGAGTTGGCGATTCGCCGCATCAATCTGCATCTGCGTCATGGTGTTCTGAAGCCCACTACGCGCAATGTTGAGGCGGTTCTGTTCTAATTCTAACGGGAGCAGTTGCTCCCGTATATCCATCTGCTGCTGGTACAAACGCTGCTGTTGCTGCGCAGCGCTGATGTCGGCTGCAGCCTTCTGACCCTCTTGGAATGATGTAGCCACACCGCCCTTCGGGGCCATTTCCCGAAGATATTGGTTCGGATCAAAGACAAGTTCAGCCATGATCTAATTACTGCCCATAGGAGAGGGAGAACTTCGGAGTAGAGGATTTGTTATAAACGCCGCCAAAGAGACCACCCGTCGCACGAGCAAGTTCTTTATTGTATTCGTCTTGGCGTTTCTGAGCCAGTCCGTAGAACGGAAGCGTAGCAGCAGCGGGACCAACGGGAGCCGACGTCGGAAGCAAGCCAGCAGCAGCAAGTTTCTCACGATCAGAGCGCTCAGTCTCAGCCGAAGCAGCAGCCGCGCCAGCCTTTGCGCCTTCGATAGCGGCAGAGCGACCAAGCGCAGCCTGTCGTGCAGAGGAGCCAGTGCCACCATACTGACCAGTGCCATAGCGACGTTGCTGTTCACGAAGGCCACGCTGCACACCCGACTGCGCTTCCGCATAGGCTTTCTCAGGATTGGCCTGCGCCGCGTTCCAAACTGCATTGGCCTGCTCGACACGCTGCGCGAACAGTTCCTTATTCGTATTGGCAAGCTGAGCCGTTTCGTACACAGCCCGCTTCTCTTCCTCAGTCAGACCTTCTTCGGGTTTGTTATACATGGTCATGGCAAGGTCAGCGATGCCACCAGCCGTGATACCTTCAGCGAACTTACCAACCAGATTGCCAATGACGTTCGACAACATCGGACTGGCTGCACCAGCGATAGACGGAGCCGCAGCGCCAGCAATACCCGAAGCCGCAGCGCCAATGCCGCCAACAGCAGCAGGAGCAAGACCCGCCGCAGTGCCGATACCCGTAATGCCGGGAACTGCAGCCGCTAGCGCGGGCGATACCGTAGTAGCAGCCGGAGCAAGGCCAACTGCCTGACCAAGACCAGCAGCCGCACCAAGCCCACCGCCGAGACCGCCAGTGATGGCACCCATAAGCGCACCGCGTCCAGTCAATGCGCCTGTCGCTGCGCCAAGACCTGCACCTGTCGCTGCGCCTACGAGTCCAGTACCCAAGGCTGAGATACCTCCAGCAGCGGAACCGAGACCGATAGCAGAACCGAGACCGCCGAGACCGATAGCGCCAAGACCTGCGGCAGCAAATGGAGCAATGAACGGAGCAGCGACAGCAGCCACAAACGGAACTGCAATCATCGCCACAGTCTTCAATACGCTGGAAAATCCTTTGCTCACGGTCGTACCCTCATAGAGTCATGCGAACAAATTGACAGGATTTTTCAAACCCGAACTTGGTCTTGTAAATCTCTGCAATTCTCTCGTTCGCGTATGCGTCAACGTGTTTGATATTGTTAGCTCTCAGCCAATCAAGAATGTACTCCCAAAAGAGTTTCTTGAATACCATTAAATTACGCCCCGCCATGGCGATTAGATCAGCACCACGTAGGCCGTAAGTATCTGTAAACTGAATGGCGAGGACAGTAGCGACACGACCTGCTTCATAGAACGCAAAGATGACTATGGTTCCATCAATAGCTAAGTCATAGATTATCTCAGGCGATAAATCCGTTCGAGATAACTCATTAGAATCACAGGCTTGCTTAAACAACGGCTCCATCTGGGGCCAAAGTTTTTCTACCTGCTCCTCACTGAGCATCTCTATTTTATAGTGATCCGGTCTCATTCGTTCTCGCTGTACTGCTGGAGCATCTTATCAAAGAACTCCGTACCTTTAGCACGAACGATGTGCGCAGGAATAACATATTCGCCTTCATGCGCTCTAATTGGGATCGACCCATCAGCACGATTGCTTTTGGGCGGGAGCGGCCCACCTGTCGCCATGGACGGCATAGCCCCTGAGACTTGCGGGCCAGATGCGCCACCCATCTGAGTAGCGCCAGCGGTCATAGCTGGGTTCTCAGCGACCGGTTGCTGACCACCGCCCATCGGAGCGCCCTGCATCTGCATGGACTGACCAAGCACGACGATGGTGAAGAGCAAACCGGGATCAAACTGCTGGCTAATATCCTGCTCAGTCGCCAGACCTTCACGGATCGCCATGGCCCTAAGTTGCGGATACATCTCAGGATTCTGTAGAGCCACGGTCGCCATCTGCACGATGGTGTTGAGTTCCTGCATAGTCAGTTCGCCAGACTGAAGCGCTTGCTGCACAGCCATCTGAATCTGCTGAACTTGGCGCGGATTGCGCTGAGCGAATCGCTGAGCTTCCTGCATCAACTGGTTGTTGCTAATCTGCGGAGCCGCACCGGGCTGGGTAAGACCGGGCTGACCACCTACACCGGGGGGAACAATCGGCTGACCGCCGGGGCCAACCTGCCCACCGACTTGATATGAACGAGCCATGCCGCCGACAGCGCCAGCGATTCCAGCAGTGGGGGTTTGCATCGGAGGTTCTATCGCTCCCATATCGAGAAGGCTTGCAATCGCAGGCGGTAAATCCATGGACGCAGTTGACGCAGGAGCCTGCGCATTATCAACAGGTTGCGTTGCGTCCGGCATCATCATGTTCGTTACGTCTACCATGTTACGACCTCAAGATTGCAGAAAGATTGGCGACAGCCACACGTAGGTTTTCCAGTTCTTGGAGCAGCAGCACGGCATCGCTATATCTCGCAGCCGCATTGATAGCGACTGGGATATTAGCAGACTCTGTATTGTATGTTAACACTTGGTTGCCACTATATGAGAACGAAGTCGTTGAATATAGAGGAAGTGTTCTAGCTTCTGCGATAGTTCCACTAACTTGGTTCACATTGACGTCGCCCTTAAGCAACGCAGCGCTGGCTAAGTCTTTCTCTCCACGTATGCCGCAGAGAAGCTCGACGTTTTGTTTTAGCGCACCAATCGTACGCACCTGCCAATCGGAAGCGCCGGAGAATGGAACTGGGGGGATAGGTACAAATGACATCAACCACCTCCCAGTTTACTGACAAGTGATTCAACGGCAGCGCGGATATTAGCGATGTCGTTCTTGATTAGTTGCAGATCATCATAGTATCCACATGTGGCAATCGTAGTCGGTATGCTATTCCAACTACCTGAATTTGTTATAATAAGATTCGTTCCTGACACAGTCATATATCCAATATCGCTTATGGATATTGGTGTTATGCTCGTAATACGAGGAAGGCCGGGGTCTGTTAGATCGAATGATTTATTAAGTACTGCTTGAGTATCCAGATTGGATTTATTTAGCTGGCCAAGTAATAGTTCAATATTGGCTTTAATCGCAGACAATGTCTGCACTTCCCAGTCTGGGACACCGCTTGACGGTATAGCTGGCATAGCAGTGAACTTGGCCATATCACTTAACCAACTGTTGAATAATACTATTGACGGCTGCGCGTAAGTCAGCAACTTCCGCAATCATGCTATTCATATCGCTAGCCAGTACACACTGACTAACAAGACCCGGATAGGTAGACGAATTACTGTCTAGCACAGCAGCATTGGGATACCCGCTGATGGTCACACCATTCAATGTATTGTTAGGATGTTTATCCATGACCACTGGAATAGCCGTCGGAACGATGTTGCCGACATTATAAGTAGACCGCAGGACAGCCTGAGTCGTAAGGCTATCGCGCTCACGGTTTGCTGTAAGAAGGTCTACATTCTGAATCATCGCACCGAGAACCTGAACTTCCCACGGTGGCGCTCCGACGTATGGAACAGGCGGAATGACTGCGAACCTAGACATTACGCATCCCTCAGTGAGATGGGCATGTCGCCAAGATGGACAGCACGGACACGAATATAACTCTCTAGTTCAAACTCAAACGTGTCGCTCTTGTATCCGCTAGGCATACGGAAAACATCAGTGCTTGTACAAATCTTAGTGAACTTCAATTCTTTGTTGACGTACAGTCTAAACGTAATCGGATCGTCAGAGTTCCAAATCTGGTCAGCAGATTCCCAATCAACCGCAGCCGTCGCCCACTCATATGGGGTCTCGTTCGTAGCATAGTCGGCAATAACGCGGGCTGCACCGAGATTGATATAGTCCTTGGTAACCAGAGTTTTGGATTTCCAAGTCATCTGCAGTGAGGGCTGTGTTAAATCATCCCAATGATAGATGTCGCCATTTGTACCTGACGTAACATACAAGATGTTTGTCAGCGAATCATACCAGCCAGAGGAGAATGTAAAGCTGGAATCGACAAACGACGGAGTCTCTTGCTTGGCACCGGGTTCGAGAACGATAGACCCAGCCGAGTGTGAAGCGAAGTAGGTATCCTTATAGGACGTACCAACAAGCGTAGATGGATCAAGCGATTCGTTCCACGTATCACTACTATGAATCAGACGCGTGAGAAGCTGCGCACCAGCCGATGGTGCCCACACAGCGAGGCCGTCATGGGTTGCATAAACCACGCCAAAGCTAGTCTCGACGATACTCTTGCGGTTCAGACAAGGATACCGCGACGGCAATTTGGACTGCGTCATAACAGCAGGATCAGAACCATCAACGATGTACGGATACGACTCAGTCAACACCAGCAACTGACTACCGATAGAAGCAAGACCGACGATGTTGCTTTCGAACGACCGCTTATATCCTTCAGGCCACGCATGATATTGATTAGGCTCAGAGAAATATAGATCGTTACCGACGAAGCCAGCCAAGAATGAGTTCTGCACCACGGTCAGACCTTGAAGGTCATCCGGCGGCGCGAGATAATCATTGGTGGCTAGAGTGCTAGTCAGACTCTTATAGTTGAAGTCATCGGTAAAATCATAATTACCTCCGTCACCCCAATATCTAGCCGTACTAGTCGGAGTTTCGGAGATGTCATAATACATTGTACCAGTAGCTGATGTGCTAGCTATATCAGATGCAGTCTGAGCGTAGGTGAATGAATACTCGTCTATCACATCAACGACAGAGCCACCGGTAATGTCGAATGACGCAGAGCTACAACCGCTGATCTTGAACCGATCTTCAGCGATAAGATTATGTGGGTATGTAAACGTAACTGTGGAGACATTAGATGATCTCGACACAGTCGTAATAGAATTGGGATACCATAGGGTCTGAAGGCGGTAATATTCAGCCTGAGTCGTACCTGACAGCGTACGATATAAGCGAATACCACGAATAAAGTTCGTACCTGAAGGCGGCGCAGTCGGAAGATTAGTGACCGTAACGATCTGACCTTCCTTGATGAATAGCGCGGTTGAAGGATCAGACCCTACAGACTCCTCATTCCATGGTGTGTACCACGTATAAAGATACGTCCGCCCTTGGATAGACCCACCAAGATCAATCGTACCACCAGTCGTAGTGCCGGACGGGCCGACTGCGTAGTAACTGAACGACGTCGAACTAATGACCGTTGCCGTCGTCACGACGTTGAATGTGGTAGGCGTCAAGCCGGAGACAGAGATGGATGCGCCGTCTTTAATATTATGCGCAGCACTCGTCGTCACGGTGACGTTATTAGCATTGTCTCGGCTGAATGAACCCGTCGTAATCGCAGTGAACGCAGTCGCAGAAGTGTTAGGCTTCTGCGAAGGGAGCGGCAAACCAAGTTCATAAAATCCGGTCGATGATGGGTACGGCGCGGACCCGGAAGTAGCTAATCTATAATTGCTGACCTTCGGTTTACCATCACCGGTATAATAAAATCGTTGTTCATTAATCTGGTCGGCAGCAGGCGTGACAATATCGACATCAGTTAGCCACGAAAGCCACACGAGGTCATCAGTCGTCGTATTGCGCAGGGCATAAAGCGTTCTGATCGTACCCGTTCGAGACGTAGACGCCACAATATGGGGGGTATTAAAAGGGATAAGGTCGCCAGAATACAGCTTGCAGTTCTGAGCGACCTGCGCAGCCGTAGCCGGGAGTAACTCCGAAGCTGCCTTCGGAGTCGTACCTAGAAAACTGGTGACCTTAATTGCTGGCATTTACTTGCAGCCGCCCTTCTTGACCATGCCGCCTTTCTTATAAGCAGGCATCTTCTTTTCAGCGGGCATCATCGCTTTATCTTTGCCAACCATCTTGCCTTTCGGCATCATCGCTTTGGATTTGCTAGCAGCGTTCTTCATTGTTCCTCACAGTATGCTTTACGTCGCGCATTATGCGCCTTCACTTCCTCAATGGTCTGATCCGTATCCTTCTTAGACCATGAGATCGGACGCCAGACCAAACAACTAGTCTCGGCGGTGGCCGTCGTCTTCGCGCAACTTGCCAGAAGCGGAGTCAGCGCGAGACTTAGAATCAGCAGCCATCGCATTCTCTAATCTCCTACGGGCATCGTCTTGTTGCGCTTTACGAAGATCGCTTTCGCCTTCCGTACGACCCTTCTCTTCAGCCATGCGAATAGCAGCCCACACAGCCATAAAAAGAACAGCAATAAGAACAGCGAAAAACGTAACCGCTGCAACGAACGTGTACATTATTTTTCGCCGGGCGGCGTAGTCGTGACCGAACGCATGACTGCCATGATGACAGACATAGCGATAATCGACCAGCCCGCCTTGGGGTCTTGCAGAAACGAGTTCCAATCAGCGACCGCGAGAGCGCCGAACGCTGCCGTCAGAGCCGAAAGAAGATAAGTGCGCCATCCGATAATCATAATGATCTCCATGCGTGGGCCGCAGCCATTCCAAGTTTAGCAGACACAGATGCTGCAAGTGCAGCAATACCAGCGATCACTAGTTTCATAAAGAAATCAAAGTGATCCGGGTGCATCATTTCTTCGGGTCCGGGTAGAGCTTATGCGGAAGTTGCCAATGCGGACCGTCTTTGAACGAAGTCCAGTCGCCGCCCCATTCTACAGGGACTTTAACATCCTTCGCTGCTTGTTTCACCACCTTCGAAAGCTGATTATACAACGGCCAATCCCAGCGAACTTCGCCATTAATCAACGGCGCGAGGTCAACAGCGAATCCGTGAATGTGCCGTGACCTCATGGTGCGCGTAGCCTTCTTGGCAAATAACTCCCGTTGGCGTTCCACCGTACGCTTGCCTTCAAGAACGGTAAAATCAATCGGAGAAATCTCAATGGCGCGACGAACTACTCTGACGAGATCAGGGTGTACGCCTTTAAGCCGCTGCTCGGAGCGAGTACCTAGCTTGTACCCCATTATTTATGCCCCTCTTTTTCCAGTCTAGTTTCTATCCGGCTGACAATCTGCAGAATACTAGCCAGTCTTTCATCGGATCGAACTTGGCCTGTCTCAAGGGATCGAATACGAGCTTCTGCAGCGTTCTGCATCGACTCCAGTTCTTTGATTCCTTTATGGGTTAAGTCACTGCGCTCAGACATAGACCCCCAAGCGACGGCAACTGCGACTCCCATCGCAACAAGGTTGATTATGTTTCCCAAGGAGAAATCCCAGCGTATCGGAGAATCAGCCATGGATTACCCCCAGTTTCCAACGTACGTCGCAGACGCATTACCGATCTGATATGCACGGAAGTAACTATCCAGTCCGACGATTGCAGCATTAGCCGCACCGAGAGAGACCTGCGGAATTACTGTGCCAGCAACTGTGACTCGGATGACGCCGTTGATATAAGCCATGCCTACCGTATTGGTGTTAGCAGTCGTAAGCGCAGTATTAGCCGTCGTGCTAAACGCCTGCTCCATCGCGGTTGCCGTAGCAAGTGCGGCTGGCTTAGCTGCCGATGAGCGCCAAGACTGGGAGATCGTAGCCGTCCCACCGAGGGCGAAGCCAAACGATCCACTCGACGAACTCATATTCGTTAGCGAGAAGGCGCACTCGAAGAAGTAAGTGCCGATGGGCAACGTAATCGCGCCGTTGGTCGTACCGCCGCCGCCGTCAAAGATCGGCTGCACCGCTGTCTGACTCGACAGCGTGTTGGTGGAAGTAAGAACCATAAAGTGTTCGATGGGCCAGATACCGCGAGTGTTCGCAGCCGTCGTGCCATAAAACACAGCGCCGTCATACTCAGTCGCACCAGCAGCAGCCGTCGAAAGGTTCGTACCAGCCACATACTTCAACGGAGCGGTCGTCGCCGTACCAGCGGCAAGCGTTGTCGTGCCAGTCATCGTTGGGCTGGCAATCGTCTTATTGGTTAGCGTATCAGTAGTAGCCCGACCGACAAGAGTATCCGTAGAAGTCGGAAGCGTCAGCGTGCCGGTATTCGAAATAGTCGAAACGACTGGAGCCGTGAGAGTCTTGTTCGTCAGGGTCTGGGCCGTAGCCGTATCGACCATCACTTTGCGGCTGGAGCCGTCACCGACTGTTAGCAGATTATCGTCGCTATCCCACACGACTGAGCCTTCAGCCGTCTGAGCCGGAGAAGCCGCCGTCGGAAGAAGCACAGTTCCGTCTGTGGCATTGAGCGTTTTGCCGGAACCGATGTGCAGACCAACCGAAGTACCAGAGCCGTCAGAAGTAAAGGTCTCAGTCTGCAGAGTCGTGGACGCATCGCTGATGGCGTCCGTGATAGCCTGCGCCGTAATGCGCAGTTCGACAATCGACCCCTGCGGGAAGGCAATCGCCGTCGTGCCTTCCTGTGCGCGAGTGATGGAGATCGCATCCGTCGAACGCGAAGTGACCTTCACAATCTCATAAACACCGCTGGTCGCAGTGATCGTCGCGTAGAAGTACTCGCCAGCCGAGAGCGTCGGGAAGGATGCGCCACCTCCCGTCGTGAGGGTAGCACTGGAATCTGAACTGGATATTGCTGCGGAGAGATAACCAACAGCGTTGTTCTTAAATTTGACAGTCATCCCTGTCTCCTACGCAAATTTTGGGCTGCGGGCTGTCATAGAACCACGCATGTTGGATAGATTGGCACGAGCGCGCCGTTCAGTGAGATGGAACAGATATTGGCGCGAATGATATGATGCTAACTCTCGGTCACCCCAAGAAACATTAGGCATAACAAGAAGCTGCTGCAACGCACCATGAACGATAACATCTTCCAGTTCATCAAGCGCGTGTTCTTCCATGCCCTCAGCATCCCGCTTCGGCTTAAGCGCGTAGAACATGCGCATAGTGTAAGTCTTATCGTTGTCCGGCATGGGGAGAACGAGGTACCGATTCGGAAGAACTTGGCAAATTGCCCGAGGTTCCGACCCTGCTTCCATCGTTGGGTCAAGGATATTGAAATTGCCAGAGAGGTCGGCACGAGCATACAGGAGACTGATAGCTGATGACGTACGCGTACCAGTACTGGTTTCCAGCAACAGCGCGCTGCCACTCTCTTGAGTCAGCAGGTCTGCTGCGTCTGTAGAATCTATAGCTTCTAATGAGCTATAAGTGTTTGCTTCGTTGAACTCGCTGTTATTAAACTGCTTAGAGTTCAGCGGGGCTTTAGTAGTTTCGCTCCAAGCAACATCAGCAGAATACCCGCTGAACAAGTCAGCCCATTGTGGGTATTGATACAGCGCTTCTTCGAGCGTTAGCTTTTTCAGCGGCTGTCCGTTCATCATGGCATCGAATACCACATGGACATCCGAATTTACCGGCTTGTTATACGCATACTCATATGCGCCGGGAGACAGATTAAACGTCGGCTCTACATGCCGCCACAGGAGAGAACGCTCACAAGCACGGATAGCCGCCTTACGAATCTCACGGAGCATAACGGGCTGCGGACAGCCCGGCACATTAGCACTAACTTCTTGAATCAACGTAGAGAAAGCACGATCAGTCATCAGATCACCTCACCGATAATCTGGTCAGTGCGAGAAGGTTTAAGGCCAGCAGGTTTGGTATCTGTGACAGTGCGGCTCTGAAGCGATGCACTAAGCTGGCTCGTAAAGAGTTGCAGGAAGAACTCAGCCCGTTTCGAGTTGATGCTCTCATCGTCAGCCGACTCAGCCAGCCACACTACGCCATCTACCAATGTAGGAAAGAACGCATCACTTGGCTTAGTAATCGTATCCGTAAGTGCGTAGTCAGCAGGAATCTTGGAGTATTCCCCAACTAGCACGGTGCCTGAAGCCGGAGGCGGATATAAAAAGAAACGCTCAGCGTTCTTAACGTGCCGCATGAAGTTGACAGGAGAACCAGCAGTGGCGTTCATCCAATCTGGATAATACCGAGCCATTGTCTCACGATCTACTTCCGTAATCGCGTTGCCACCTTTGACTTGAAAGATGTCAATAAGCCGAAGCGCATCAGTCGGAAGGGATTGAACTGCAGTGCCAGCCGTCGTGGGAATATCCCCGATCTCCCCAAAGAGATCAGGCCGAAGCACCACCATACGTTTGATCGTCTGGTTAAGATACCCAAGCAAGTCGCTATCGCTGTACCGATAGGGCGTATCAGCATCTTGCAGGATGTTCCTGACCTCGGTGATGACTTCGGTTGGCGTCACTTACAGTCCCCGCGAGGCTTCGGCATTGAGTTCCGGGTTACTATACTCAGGTTCTTCAGGAATGTCATCCGTATGGAGGTCAACTCCCTTACGTTTCCTGCCTTTGCGTGACACTTTCAACCCGGCAACTGGCTCCTCTGTCGCAGCTTCTAAAGCCGCCACGACTTCGGCCACCTCTTCGGCGGCTGGGATTTCCTCAGAAAACTGAGCAACGCGGGCTGAAATACTGGGTGTCAAGAACTTCTCAGGAAACGCGACTTCCTCAGAGACTTCTTCCAGTTTAGGGTGAGCAGCAAGATACCGATCCCATTCGTAGATCGTACCGTCCTGCTTATGGCGAAGCCATCTGGTCATTTGCTCTTCCTCTTGGGCTTACGAACCATACCGCCCTTACGGTATTCCTCACCCTCATCGTCTTCACAACCGCTCTTCATCTTCTTACCGCCGTTACCCTTTTTCATAACGACAATCATCAGAGCTTTACCTGTGGGTTTTTTCATAGGGGCTTTAGCCATCACTTAAGTCCTTTTCTCTTACCTGATGGAGACACAGGCCACGACTTACGGGCGGGGCCAGTCTTCTTTGAAGCCATTGTTTTCTTCTCTGAAGCAGTCATCTTAGACGCTGCTGCTGCCGGACGGCAAGCTGGGTATCCTCGTTTGTCACTCGGACCTGAACGGCCACATGGCTTGCCGGTCTTTACATCGACCCACTTCTCTCCGAACCACTTTCCGAGTCCGCCTTTAGCCACGCTTCACCCGATTGTCTGCGCCAGACCAAGTACCGCCACGGCTTTTATATTCTTTCGCAGCCCACGCATTCGCATATGCGCTTGGATAAACCTTAAACTTCTTCTTGGCCTCGGCTTTCACACGAGACCATAGAGCAGCGTTGTTCGGTTTAGACGCAGCCATATCAGCAGTTCCAAGCGCGTAAAGATTTATTAATACGCGAGTTAGGATCGTTTGCCGTCTTCGCGCTAGTTAGCTTTTTCTTCATGCCTTTCATACGGGCGCAAAAGCTATCGCGGCGTGGACCACCTTCGGGCTGCGGAGGTTTAAGCCCCGGCTTGCCGGGGTTAGCGGCATTGTATGAAGCACGACCCTTGGCGTTCAAACCGCCTTTAGGATTCTTACCTTCCTTGCGTGTCCACGCGGGAGTCTTGGGCATTATGCAATCCTCTTGGCTGTAACAATAACAGAAGGGATAGCTGGACAAATAAATGGAGACGACTGGGCCGCTGCATATTCAAGAGATACGTTACCACTCTCAACAGCGAATAATGCTTCAATATACTGTGAAGCTGTAACGCTCTCCATAATCGTAACTTGAAAGAGTAATGCACCGCCAACGGAAGTCTTCGGTACAGTCACTTTGGATGCTGAAGCGGTAATATCAGTTCCGTTCTTACGAAACCAAATTGTCGCATCTTGTTCTGACGTATCAGAATTAAGAAACTGAATACTTACAGTAAGTTCGTACGTACCAGCAGTGTCAAACGTGATACGCGAATTTGAAGCTACTGTGATACCAGAATTAAATGACGCCGAAGTATTGAGCGTGATAGCCGTCGGCGTATTTGCTGAAGCCGTCTGATCCTGTGTGGAATAAAACTCACCATATTTCAGATCAGAGATACTAGATAGCGGTATCGTAACACCAGAGATCGTACCACCCGTGATAGCTACAGCGTTCGCGTTCTGAGTCGCCATAGTGCCGAGACCAAGATTGGTTCTTGCACCGACAGCGGTGGACGCACCTGTGCCGCCGTCTTCGATGGGGAGATCAACAATACCTGTGATTGAGCCACCCGAGATGGCGGCATTGGCTATCTCGACGTTACCGCTGAGTGCAGAAACGGAGTTGCCGCTGATGCGAATATTACCAATAGATGCTGAGTTAATGCCAAGATTGAGGGCAGTTGCAACGCCTGTACCGCTAAGAACGGCTTTCTCGGTAGCCGCAGGGCCACCGTCAATATGCAATAACTGGGAGTAAGTCTCATTGATCTTACTACCGGTAAGATTTGATGGCATGTCCGGCCCTCTAAAAAGAAAGATAGGGGGCTAAGCCCCCTACCAATTACTCAAGGACGTAATCAAAGATAACGTCAATATGAGTAGCCGTCGTGACGCTAGAACCGGTCTTGCTCACATTGATCGCCGTACCGGCGTCGTTCGCCGTATAAGACGCACCATCAGCAAGAACAGTAGCACCCGAGCCACCAGCGGTCAGAACGGTACTCTGCGTCAGGCTGGCCTGAGCAAAAGCAACGAGCTTACGTGAAGTGGATGAAGTGCCGGTGACATCAACCGTCGTGACCGCACCAGCAGCGCCGCCAACCGCAATGGCTTTACAATCGACCATACGAATGGACTTGCCGCTGACCGCCGCAACGAGTTCGACGCCAGCATTAACCTGCGCAATCGTCAGACGCTTGCGAACATTCAGAACAACCCCAGTAAACCGGGGGTTCGTAATAGTCGCCGTCGTCAACGTCGCATTGTCAGCCTCAAGGTTGATCGCCTTAAGACGGGAATGAGTTACGCCGTCATAAACAGACATTGAATCCTCCTATGAGAAAGTAGGGGCCGAAGCCCCTACGATCAGTTCGGGTTAAGAACAACCGCGAAGCAGCGGAGGATGCAGTCCGTAGGCGCAGCCGTGTTAATCAGCAGGTCGATGGTATCGTTCGACGTACCGACGATGATCGGATTCGCCAGACCGGTACCAGCAGCCCACGACCAAGCAAGGGCGTTCGACGCAACGTCGTTACCAAAGGCGTTGGCGGCAGCAGGCGAACCGCCCGTGAAACCAAGGTCAAAGGTAGCCGTCGTGTTGGTCGATTCGACCTTCGTGACTTCGAAGCCAGCGTGCAGAATCACGGCGTTGGCCGGAACCTGCATGACCTGAAGCGTGTCAGCCGCAGCCAGCGCCGTGGCGCTAGCAGCCGAACGAGCAGCCACGATCTTAGCAAAGTCGAGAACGACTTCGACATAAGAAACGCGGGTGTCGCCATAAGCCGGGAACGCAGCCGTTCCCTTATTGAACCCGTAGGAGTCCGTATAAGCAGTCATTTATAGTCCTCCTTACGAGAAGCTGATGACGGATTCGACAAGCGCTTCCGGCTTGACAACCTTGTAGCCATACACCTGCAGGCCACGAACGATGTCACCGAACGTCGTCTCCGAACGAATGGTCTCCATCTCAGTCATCTGAGAAGCGAAGGTCAGGCCCATCTTGGTACCAGCAATGATGTGGTATTTCGTGCTGGACGTCACTTTCAGATTGTGGCTGACGTAGATCGTGAAACGATCAATCATGCCGAGACGGCCATTGCGGACGATGGACTGGCTGTCGCCCGTGAGCGAAGCGTCCTTCAGTTCCGACTTCTTAATCAAGCCAGCCATACGAGCCGGGATGATAAGGAAGCGGTTCTGTTCCGGGCAGTTCGCCTCGTCGAGAACGGTACCCATGTCAACGACAAGGTCCGTAACCGAAGTCGTGGAGGTAGCGCCGTCCTTGGTGACCGTCAGCGGAGCGCCGGTCGTGCCAAGGTTGAACGCACCAGAGACAGCACCAGCCGTCGCGCCCTTGTTGGTGGCGGCAATGTCCGGCAGCATGTCGGTCAGAACGCGCTGGTCGATCTTGATCTTCATCTGCTCGGAAGCATCTTTGGACCACATATCCATCAGCTTGACGTCCGACTGGACGCGGTCGATGTCGTCCTCAACGCAGGCGAAATACTCGCCCTTGTCGATGACAAGCTGCAGTTTCGGCTTGTCGGGGTTTTCGACAACGAGATTCTGACCCTTGACGTAGTCACGGATCGTGATGTTCGGAATGGTACGGATGTTGACCGTATCACCCTGATTACGAATCTCGCCTTCGTAATCGGTATTAGAGATCGCCGCGAGAACCGTGGCGTCGTAGAAATTCTGGATCAGTTTGCCCGACCAAATCTCAGGGATAAAGTTCCCCGAGTAATTCGGACGGCCCGAAGAGACCGGATAAGACATGGAATAGCTCCACTTAACCTGTTGCGACTATGCGATTTTCGCGCTGTGCGGCGAAAATATCGCGTTCAATTCGGTCGCGTTCAGCCTCTTTGCCCTGATAAACGCCTTTACGCACATCGTCGAAGAACTTTTTGATGTCCTCCGGCCCGTACACTTTGGCCTGATTCCCACTGGGCGAACCACCATTGCGGCTACGACCGGGAGAAACCTGTTTATCAAGTTCGGAAGCTGCGCTCCGAGGTGGTTGAGCAACTTGCCGACCATTCATACCCTGCCAAGTACGGAAGAAATTCACGACGCGCGGGACGTCCAGATGTCTCTGGGCATCTTCAAGGTACACCTGCCGGGTTGCGCCCGTCAGAGGATCAACTTCCGTAAGCCAATTCAGGAAGTTCTCGTCCGCATTGATGTCTCTCCATTCGGGGACATTCGCAGACAGTTCCGACCAGAATAGCTGTTCAGATGATTGCGCTTGCTTCTGTGCGACCTGTTCAACACGTGGAAGAACGCTTGCCTGCATCTGGCGAACCATATGCTCTAGCTCGGCAATCCGCTGGTTGGCAGCGGACACTTCCTCTTTCGTCACACGACGCATGACTTCGAGGGAGTCGCCATATTCTTCAACGTCTTTATCAGTCACTAGCTTCTGGACGGTTCCCGAACTTGATGCGGGCGCTGCCGAAAGCGTAGAAAGCAACTGCTCCATCTGGGTAAGTCGCTGATTCAACTGCTGATTCTCGGTACGAAGTCGCACCGTATCCGCGTTGTACATACCCTGAAGCGTTTTGTACCGCTTCTCGTAAGTCTCTTCGTTCTCCTTGTTGCCTACCTGCCTTTGCTCGTTAGGGGTAGGCGCAGTTGCAGTATTCTCTCCACTGTCGGCTTGCTGAACTTCTACAGTCTTAGAACCTTCTGCTCCAGTCTCATCGGTCTTAGCCTCAACTGTCTCAGAATTGGTTTCCTTGTCTTTGTAGAACTTCTCCACAGCCTCAGACTGGCGGCGAATCTGCTCAGGAATAGTCATAGAACGCTCCTCTCGGTGTGCGTATGGTTAAATGGCGGCTACCTCTTCCGAGATTCTGCTGCCATATCAGGGGCATCTTGTACTAGTTTGTATATTTCTGTCAACACTTGGCAGCGCCCTTGGGCCAAGTTAACAGCATCTGCTCCAACATATGGTAGCTGATTCAATTCGCGTTGCCGCCACTCAGAAATCCATTCAAGGATAGCTGGATGCGACCGAGAGATCGAAGCCCATTGCTGAAGAAGTTCTGGGGTGGGACGAATCACGCACCACCGCCTTGCGGTCTGGCAGTGGCGGCGCTCATGCCGCCTGCCGGATTACCTGCTTGATCCAACGTCGCACCCTGCGGTTGCTGGGGTGCCGTCGCTTGAGCCGCAGCCTGAGAACGCTGGGTAATGCCCAGCCGTTCGCGTGACGGAACGATCTCATCGACCGGCATCTGCAGACCCTTAGCAACTTCACGAAGAATGGCTGCGCGGCCATCCTTGCCGATGATACCCATGTCGATCTCATTGCCAGTGGCGTTGAGAAACTCGACGCGGCGCATGTTGACGGTCTCTTTGACAGCCAGATTGACGGCACCGCGCGGGATAACCTGCGCGTCACCCTTGATCGACTCGTCAGCATCATACCGCATATTGTAGATAAATTGACGCTCAACGATTGGCATCGTGATGTCGTTGTCGATGTGCATAACGACCTGACGAATACCCTTACCAGCCGAACCCATCAGCATGGATAGGCCAGAAGCTGTACGACCAGCACCCTTCACATCGACGTCACCATAGATGTAGGACGGGATACCAGAATGGTCGTCAGCCAAACGACTAAACCGTTCATAAACAGCCATCAACGTATTGGCGTTGTCATTAGGCTGATTGAACCGAACAGCCGGAGCCGATCCACCCAATGGGTCGTTGAGAACCTGCCAAATCTTCCAAGGGTGAAGCTGGGTAATATCCTCATTCGGAGGGATACGTTCCAGATTGACTTCTACCTGTGGACCAGATGCGATACCCATGTTGTTTACAAGGGCGCGGGCCGCAGCGTTACAGATATTCTGCAGGTCTTCGATGATCTCAGGGATTCCGCGACCCCAGAATGAGCCGGGTGTCTTGATGAACGACGTCTTGGCGTAGGGCTTCTCACCCAGTGGATCGTAGTTCAGGATCGCCTTGATGACATAGTTGCCGACGAGCCAGATATTGGCGTCGTATTCCTGAGCCTCGTCAGGAGCATCAGCATCGCTCATACCCCAGTCACGGAGCATCTTGCCGCTGACTTTGCCCCAAAACTCTAGGGCATCGAACATGTCGGTCGGGCGCATCTCGGTGTAGAACTTGCGTTCTTCTTCCTCGCGCTCACTCTCAATCGTCTCAGCGACCCAAGACTGGCCGGGGCCAACTTCCAATACCTTGCGGATTGCTTGGTCGTCGTAGCCGGGAACACCAATAAGGTCAGACAGAGCCGACCGGCTGAGCTTGTGATGCTCAAACAGATAGCCGTCATTAATCCGGGTAATACCCGGCTCAGGATAAATATTGAACGGGCTTACCCGTTCAAATTCCGGCGCAAGTCGCTCACCCGCTTCAACGATGGTCTTACCATCTGGACCTTTCGTCCAGCTAAGATGTCGCTGACGACGAACGACCGGACCCTTAACGAAAGCGCAAGGAAAAGTGACCAGATCAGTAATGAACTCATTGAACGCCTCCGGCCAACCGCCTTGGGTGAACTGATCTTCGATCTTGATCTTCATCTTATCGACGCGCATTTGCGCCGCCTGAAGAACCTTAAACCGATACTGTTGTGAGACAACTTCTTTCAATTCAAGGAGTTGACCCTTAGACGGCGCTTCGCCGGTTGCTTGGATAACTGCCATCACTTCTTCAGCAAAAGCATTCTGAAGCTCAGCGCTTGCATCCGGGGGGAGATCGGGAATCGGCGTAGGCGACAAATCCCACGGCGGCGAACCAGTGTCGAGGAGGATGTCACGAAGCCAGCTTTCAGCCGCACGGCACTTCACTTCCGTGAGCATCATATAGACTTCGGAGCCGCCCTGATTGCGAATCGCATTTAGCTTATCGGCTTCATACTCACCATTCCGCTGCCGCATGGCGCGAAGCATGATGTGGCTAATTGGCTCACGAGCAATGCGCGCCGCATCCCAACATCTTTTGAGATATGCGGACAGGCCAAGAATAACAGAATCCTGCTGTCGAGCCTGAACCTCTTGATCCATACGCTCACGTTCGGCGCGATCAAGTTCTTCATTGCTGACGACACGAAGGAGGGTAAGCCCAGCCATCTAGTTATTCCTGCGGCGCTGCTTCAACAACTGGTTGATTATCTGGCGATACCGGCCACTGTACACTGGTAACTGACGCGATGAAAGCGTCAATATCAGTCGTCGCTTCCATATCAGTGATTGCCAGTTCCGTCGTTGTGCGAACTGCTTCGCGGTAAGACAGCCAATCTGTAGGCACTTCGGTGTTGATCTCAGACTTGCGTACAATCATCCAATCGGACGGCTGCAACAGCGTCCAAGCAGTCTGGCGGAATTGTGAGGCCCATGTCGTTTTTAGGCCAGCTAAGTCTTTCGGGATCGCCGTCCATGTGCCATCCGGGTTTTGGCTTACCCAGTAGAAACGATCATCGGGACGCGGATAATCCGGTATTTCCGTAATGCCGATTGCAGCGCGTTCTTCCGGCGTGGCGAGACGCAGCCAGTTGGCGGGATAGCTTGTGCCATCGTGTTCAAACGGCGTGTCAAGCGGGAGCGGTTTGTTGTCTAGGACAAAGGACATGCTTATCACCGTGCCAGTGAGTATTTGAAGGGGTTTTCGGCAAAGGCAGCGTAAATTATTGTTTCGCCGCTCCCATTTGCGCCGCTGGAAGAAGAACGCAATTTGAAACCATTTGATAGAATATCAACGGTGTTTCCTGTTGCGTTAAATTCGGCGTCAGACAAGTTCGGATAAAGCGTCAACGATGTCGTGTTATACGGGTCTCTGGCCGTGTCGCGGATAAACCAGTTTCCGCCAGCGCCATCTGTCCGCTTAAACAGGATATAACGCGGCCTAAATCCCGTGAACACGAACGGCCCATCAGCCGAACCATTCCCCGTATAGCTACCAAAGGCGCTGTAGCCCGCGACGGCGGCGAAACAGTAGGCGACCCAATTGCTGGCGATAGCAAAATTGCTGCCTGTGGTAAACACGGATGATGTTGGGCTTGTATTATTCCAGCGCGTTGTATCGCCCGTCACAGAAGCGCCTGTGTTGTTTAATTGAACATACGCGCCCGCACCTAATGATGTGTGGTATACGTTCCACGCGCCAGCAGCGCTTCTATCTTTGACAATGATAAGAGACGGCGCAACGCCTAGCCCATGCCCAATAGTAGAGTTTGTGGGGGAGGTAACGCCTGTCCAAGTCACCACGCTAAAACCAGCCGTCGTATTAGCGCTTACATTGCTTTGGATGGTTCCGACGTTGTTGACTGTGCCTGCGCCGTTGGCTTTCCAGCCCCAAATTACATACGTTGCGCTTGATTGGTTATTGGCTGCATTAGCCGCGCGGTATGTTACCGTCGCTCCGCCAGTTGCCAAATCTAACTGAGCGCCGGGGTTGCTCTCTGCTACCGTAGCATCTGTGGCAAGGACATTGCTGTTGCCGCGCAAGATGTCTACTAAGTTGTGCGAATACGCGACAGAACGCCCTTTGTGCCAAACAAAATCAGGGTTAAACCCAAACCCGGTTACTGTCTGGCTTGTGCCGTTACCAGTGTAGAGCGCTATGTTCATATATGCATTACCCGCCGCAATCGTAGGTGTCGGAAGGTTCTGCGTGTTGAGCGCCTTGAAGCCGGAGGGAGGCGTGTAGGTGAATGGGCGCTGGCCGAAATTAACGTCAAATGTTGACGAATTGCTAGAAGATCCATCAGATACAAAGGCAAATAAATTTGCGCCTGCATAAGTTATCGCACCTTGACTGACATTATCACGGTAGAACGTGACTGTTCCGCTATCAATATCAACAGCAACGCCAATCGTGTTTGTCGTGTATGCGGAGCCGTAAGCGCTATTCACGCCGTTTACATATTTTGTGCCGTCAGAATAATAACTACAAGCCGTCCCCGTAAAAGCATTCATGGTGGTGGAATATGGCGCGATACCATTGAGCATTCCACCCGCAGTTGAGGATGCGCCAGTCTCCCAATAATATTTTCCTGACGACGGGAGGGCTATCGTTGCCATAGAATAGCCCGCGCCAGCAACGCCGGTCACTGTCGTCAGATTACCATTCGACAGTGTTGGGGTAGAGCCGGTGACGACAGCTAACGGATTAAGCGTCGCATAATTACCAACATTATACACGCCATCCGTTATATAAGGCGTCGGCGTGTCAATCATGCTGTCGTATGTCGCGCCAGCCGTGACGCTGATATTATTCGGCGTCCAGTTGTTACCGTTGCCGCTGCTATCTTTGCCAATCGTCGTGGCCGTCGCGCCGCTGTTATCCGCGAATTTCAGATAGAAGCCGTTTGTCCCGTATGAGCCGCCCGTGTAGGCTTTCGGCTTCCAGACGCCAGTGGTTGCGTCTGTCTCGCCGAATGATGATGGCGTGAGCGCTTGGCCGTCGATAAAATTGACGTCGGCCATATAGCCGTCGCAATAGTTTATGCTATTATACGACCCAAATTGATGCGCGCCTGAACTATTAAGTATTGACGTTTGGTTTTGGCTAGGATTTGTCGACGACGCGTAAGTTTGTTCTACGCCATTAACATATATGCGCGCTCGATTAGCCGCAGTTGCGTTGCCGCTATCATAAACGACTACAACATGATACCAAGCTGAAGGATCTCGAAATACAGCGTTAGTTGAGCGCTCAGTTCTTAGCACGCCTCCAGAGTAATCATAGAACCGCAATACATTTGTATCGTTCCATCTAAAGTAAGATACATTGCTTGCGTCTTGATACCTAGACATAAATACTTGGTCAGTAGCATCAAGCGCGCCGCGCTTAATCCACCCGCTCCATGTCCAAGTCGTTCCGCTTGTCGGGGATGAAAATGTGCGCGTTAAATTAGCGCTCGCGGATTTACGAAAGCGAAGGCTGTTGCTAACCTTATAACCAGACGCTTGTGCGCCAAGAATTGCACCGGGGCTAAAAAGAGGCATTAGGACGCAAACCCCTGCATGATCCCAAGATACCGGAGACGAACGTAGCCACCGATGTTGACGCCTTCAAACGCAAGGATGTCGCCTTTGCTTGCTGTCGTCGTGATGACCGGAGTTGTCGCTCCACCAAAATCAAATGTGCCAGTTGTGCTTGCTGTCGTCGTATAGGCAAGAGTGCGACCACCCGTGCCGTCTTGGAAGACATATAGATAATATGTCGCACCTTCAACTGGGTTAGACACCGCCGCCATCGTTCGTGCGCCGCCGAGGGTTACTTTGGCTTTCTGTGACGTCGAAACATCCCACGAGATGGACGCGCCGTCAGTCAGCGTAGCAACAGAGAAATACTGCTGCTTGGTATAAGCCTGTTGAATCGCAAGGCCCGCGACCGTCGTAGACGATGCAGGGAAAGTCATCGTCGTCGAATCAGTACCAGCAAGTGTCAACGTATTATTGACAGTTGCAGTCTTTCCATCGGCAATCGTCAGGGTCGAACCCGTCGCAGGCGCAGTCAGCGTGACTTTATTGATCGTCGTAGCCGAGGCCACACCGAGCGTCGGCGTCGTCAGAGACGGTGAAGTATCAAGAACAATATTGCCCGAACCCGTCACCGAGTTGCCCAGCGCTGTCACCGTACCACTAGTCGGGAGAGTCAGCGCCGTCGTGCCAGACGTCGTCAGCGTGGTGCTATGCGCACCCGATGTAATGAGAGTCGAACCATCGGCAAGCGTCAGGGTCGCGCTAGTAGCGGGAGCCGTAATGGCGACTTTATTGACCGAAGTAGCCGAGGCCACACCGAGCGTCGGCGTCGTAAAAGACGGTGAATTGGCGAAGACTAGAGAGCCGGTGCCGGTCTCATCAGAAATCACGCCAGCAAGTTCAGAGGACGTCGTAGAGGAAAACGCTGATAGTTTGTTCGACGTATAGGCGACCGTACCACCAGCACCGTAAGACACAGTGCTTGCATCTGTGCCAACAAACGTAACGCTGTTGTCAGTCGCCAGCGTCTTACCATTGGCAATCGTCAGCGTACCGGTCGTCGTCGAAACGGTCAGGCCGTTGTACTTACCGGCTGTGATGTCGCCAGTCGTATCAGCAACGGTTGCCGCCGAGTTCTGAATGACCTTACCCGTCGAACCATCGAAGCGTGCAATCGCGTTGTCCGTCGAAGACGCTGCGCCTGTGACATCGCCGGTATCTTGAAACAACTCCATCCAGTAAGATGTAGCCGTCGTCGGGTCCTGATTAGTGCTGGCCTGCAGCGCAAGGTAGGAGGAGCCGGAGCGCGTGACGACGTCGTTCGTCACATAGTTCGCTACCGATGACCAAGTACCACGGGGCGTGAAGCCTACGGCAACCGGCGGATTGCTGCCCTCATAGACCGAATACAGCGCGACCAGTGTACTGAGCGAACTGGCGGCGATCTTAATAATGTCGCCAGCATTGACGTCGATGGGCTTGGGCCACGTATAGGTCGAGTTAGCTGCAACAGAAATACCGGTCGCAACCGTGGTCGTCGTCGCCGTAGACTGGATGTAGACCTTAAGAGTAAAGGTAGCCGCTGAACCGGTATTGTTGCCGATAACGAGGCCGTGAACACTGGCTTCCGTCGAGACCGGGCAAGTATATACCGTCGTATCCGAGGTGCCGAGCGATATGGGTTGACCTTTAAGCGCCATCAATTAGCTCCCGAAAACTAGGGCCATGGCGACAGGATCAGGAATTGACCGCCATGAAAGCGCTCCAGCGCCGTTGGTTGAGAGAACATCCGTCGTCGAGCCGTCAGCCGTAGGCAGCGTATAAGTGACCGCAGCCGTTGCATTGCCTGATTTGATACTCGTCAAATAAGAACTGGACGCATGACCAAACTTAAGCGTGCCGGTCGTCGTAGACGCAGTGCCAATGGTCAGGGCGTGATTCGTATCATCCCATGCGAAGGCGTCATCACCAGCGAAATTGCCCGCTGAGTTGTACTGTACGTTGGTCGTAACGCCGCCGGGTGAACCGCCACCGCCACCGCCGCCTGCAGCCCACGACAAGTTGCCCGAACTGTCGGTCTGCAGATAGTAGCCGTTGATGGGAGCAGCCGCAGGGAACGTGACAGTGTAAGCCGCAGCCGTCGAGTTGGATGACTGAAGCGTAACAGCCTTGGACCCAGACGCTGTGTTGGCGAGAACGATGGAACCGCGTGTCGTAGACTGCGTACCAAGCGTAATGTCGTCCGTAAACGTCGGACTATTAGCAAAGACGAGCGCACCCGTGCCGGTCTCGTCGGTCACAGCCGCCGCAAGATTGGCCGAAGAAGGCGTGGCCAAGAACGTCGCAACGCCGGTGCCAAGACCGCCGATGCTGCCGACCGAGAAGCCCGTGCAGTTGGTCAAGTCGCCGGAAGAGGGAGTGCCAAGCGCGCCGCCCTTAACAACAAATGCGCCGTCAGTCCCAACATTTGTCGCAAGCGCCGTCGCTACGTTGGTGCCGAGGCCGCTCACACCCGTCGAGACAGGCAATCCCGTCGCGTTGGTAAGCGTAGCCGCCGAAGGCGTGCCGAGGTTAGGCGTCGTCAGCGTAGGCGACGTAGCGAAGACAAGTGCGCCAGAACCAGTCTCGTCGGTCACAGCCGTGCGGAGATTAGCGCTCGAAGGTGTGGCCAGCCACGCAGCGACACCCGTACCGAACCCAGAGATGCCGGTGCTAAGCGGCAGTCCCGTCGCGTTGGTGAGCGTCACAGCCGACGGCGTGCCAAGATCAGGCGTCGTCAGCGTCGGACTGTTAGAGAAGACGAGGTACCCAGTGCCAGTCTCGTCAGAGATGACGCTGCGAAACTGCGCCGATGTGGTGGATGCGAACTGTCCCAGACCATCAGAGGCGTAGGCGAAGGTGCCGCCGGAGCCGAAGTCGATGGAGACGCCGTCCGTGCCACTCAGCGTAATCGAGTTATTGATTGCGAGGGTTTTGCCTGCCGCAATGGAGACTTGGCCAGACGATCCGTAGATGAAATTCTTGAGGTACTGAACTGTAAGATAATAGTTCTGACCGCTACGTGCGATAGGAATAGCGTCTGCCGATTGGGCAGATGCGCCGTCTTGGAGTTCAGAAATTTTTAGGTCAGACATACTCACCTAGCCTCGTGGCCTGATGAAGCATAGCCCACACGGGACTGATATGCAAACAAAAATACCCCGACGACGAAGGGAGAGCGCCGCCGGGGCAAGTCAAGAGGCAATGGAAAAGCCGTGGGAGGTCTTCCGTCCACAGCTATAGCACCGTCAATGAGTTATGTCTATATACGTGGTCGCTTATTGGCCGCTTGTTCTTTGCGCGTAGCCCAACGCACATTCCCCGGCGCATAATTGCCGTCTACATTTATTCTATCGACTGTGTGCGCAGGCGTTGGCTTCGGGCCTATATGAGCTAGAAACGCAGTAAATGACGCTTCCCACTCACTGCAGACTTTAATTCCACGCCCGCCATAATTTTTATAGGCTATATGATTCTGGCGATTGCATCGGTCCCTCATAGCACACCACGCTTTATATTCCGGCGATGGTTTCTGTGCAGCCCCTATACGGCTATGCCTATGTACTGATAATCTTGTAGACACACGTTCCGCTTTATAACACCCACAAGATTGGATTTTCCCTTCTCTAAGATTCTGCGCCATGACAAGCGTTAGTTTTCCGCATGAACACTGACAGCGCCAGTATATTTCTTTTTTGCCGCGCTGTTTTATAGGCTCAATAACTGTGAGTCTGCCGAACACCTCACCTGTGACGTCTATCATTTTAGGCATAATACCCTCCTCAATACGAAGGATATTAAACTACTATATACCTTATGTCCACCCGACAGACGAAAAAGACTTGATTTCTCTACGCTGCTGGAGTGTCGACCCATCGGAGACGCTATGCAAATGCAACATTAGATACTGCAGAGCCTCGGCAACGTGGGAGTGGGAGTTCTTGTCGATGGCCCCGTCACTCTTGGGTTTGTAGCGGTAGCCACCCATCATCGCCGCCTTGAGGTTGGTGCAGCCGGGGTCAACGAGGAAGGCAGGGTCGCCGTCAACCTGCCGCATGAGGTACTCGTCCACCGCGTTGATGCGCGCCGCGACCGCGTTGGTGCGGGCTGGGATGACCCGAAGCCCCTCAGCCTTGATGATGTCCACCGCGCTGCGCTCGTCGGTCTGCGCCCTCTGCACGCCAGCGGGATCGACCACCACCATGATGGTGGCCCCTGAAAACTTCTCATACAGCAACGGCTTGAGGACTGTACGCACGAATCGCTGAATGCCCATATCGAAGCTGACCGCTTCGGCAAATATCAGTGCGCGCCCGCGCGGGTCTTGCTGTCCAATGACAGCGGCAGGTGTGAGGCCAAGGTCCATGCCCACAATGATTGGACGGACTCCGTTGGTAATGGGTCGGAGTCGAGAAGAGGCCATATGATAGTCTGGCCGGAAATATTTGTAAACAGGTAGACCTGCACTGGAGAGTCCATACTCTCCGTCGATATAAACCCGTATGTACTCGTCTGATCGACCTTGAGTATCATAATACCCATCGGGGAGGTTCTCTATGTTCTCGGCGTAGGGACTACGACCCGACGGTTGCTTGAACACATCCCAGCCGTTGTCGTTGAAGCTGACCCCATCCACAGGGCTGAGATGCTCAAGCTGGTAGTACCACCATGTGTCCATGGTCGGCGGGTTGGTGTCCCCCCACATTCCATGCCATGTCGGCCCGCCGTCTTTCTTGGACGGAAAGCGGCCAATACGCTTAGACATCGCGTCCACGATGTCAGGATGAATGTCGCGGCACTCGTTGAACCACGCGCCCGTAAGCTCCAACGAGTTGAGGTTCGCCACATCGTCCGCGTCGTCAAGCGCACGGAACATGATCTCACTCTCGACGTCGCCCACCTTGAAGAAATACGTCTTGGTCGTGCGCATGTAGTCGCCGCACACCCCCGGTGGGAACCAATCGAGAAACGTCTTGATCGTCGTATCCTGTAACTGCCTCGCCGTCTCGCGCACCACAGCGAAGCGCGTCTTGCGCACACCGTTCTGATTCGGCTCCTGCATGGACGCCCGACGGATGACCTCGAACGAACAGGTGACAGACTTGCCACTACCCACCGGCCCGAGCAGTACGCGCATCTTCGCGTCGGACCCCATGAACTTAACCCCCGTCGGCGGGGGCGTGTAATTGATGTCAAGAGCCATGGGTCTGATCCAGCACAGTGATCCGGTAGATCACGCCTGCGCGCTTGGTTTTGAGTATCTTAGTCTGATAGGACAGGTTCTGGATTGTCAACAACTTTTCCATCAGAGTCGCTTCGCTTAGACTTGTGAAGTCAAACGTCGCTGGCTTCGGCCTCAATCTCAGAGTCTGCAGGAGTTGACGCATCAACGTCGATAAGCCTTGCACTTCCAAGCTCCTGACCCCCGAGATTTATCATTATGCGCACGCCGCCAGCCGCGCCGGAATCCACTGGTTCATTCTTCGGCTCCAGACCAGCCCACTTCACCGTGGACTTGATGAGGTCCGCTTTGACCGCTGCGCTTACGTCAGGATTGTGAATCAACAACCAAGAAGTTGTGAGAAGCTCTTCAGCCTGCAGCCGCGCCTTGGTCTTGAAGAGAATGCCCTTGTCACGAATCTCGTCCCGATAGCCTTCCACCTTCTTGAGAAAGATCGGGTCCTTATTGAATGACAACAAGTCTTGCGCTTGGATGCTGTGCCGCTCCAAAATTTCATCGACCTCCTCACCACTGCCCTCAAGTCTGAGCGCAATGTCGAAGGCTAGGCGGTTTGTCCAACGCGTGGAGTCGTATGCAAGTGACATGTGGAGAAAGTAAACTGGGATTGCGGGGATGGCAAGCGGTTGAGTTGGGGCAGAATTTGGCCTGCCCGTTTTTGTTTGTGTAAGAAATACACAACTTCGCCCCTGAGCTTGTGTATTTTTTACACAACTTCGTTTTTTGGGGTCTTGTTTTACGAGGTTTACTACACCCTACCGGCCCCGCGCGCCGTCTGTCCATGTGGCCCCCCCCTGCCTACCCCCCTCTGTTGTCATACAAAACGGCCTTGGTTGACATTCATGTTGACATACTATGCCTACGGCCTAGTCTAAGGCATAAGCTATTGATATTGCAGCGATTTGACAACGGCCCCGGCTTGTGCATAATGGACACAACCCGTCGGGCTGTCCGTCGGGTTTGGCAATGGAAAGGTTAAGACTATGGCAATCGCTTCTAAGAAAACCGCCGCTACGGAATCCGTCTCCAATGAGCAACTTTTTGAGATGATAAAGCGCCTACAGGCTGAAAACGCTACGTTAAAGGCTGCTAAGGCTGCCCCTACTAATCGCTTTACTGTTAAACTCTCGCCCTCTGGTAAAGGTAATCTTTGCATATATGGCCTGTCACGCTATCCCTTTAGCTTCTATCGTAATCAGATTGAGGCTATTCTGGAAAACGCTGAAATTATTAGGGCTTTTATAGCCCAGAACGAGCCTGCCCTGTCTAAAAAAGGCGAATAATCTCTATCACTGGCCGGGGCTAGTCCCCGGCCTTTTTTCGTTTCCTGCCAAGAGGTTATACCATGCAAAAGATTAACGAAATCGCAATCGTTCGCCATTACAAGGGCAAGAGCCGCACAATTCTAGTGGGCGTTTATGCCAAGCGGAAACGCGCTGTTTCCAAGGCGTTGGTGGAAAAATACGGGTTTAACCTGAAAGGGGCTGAAAATGCTACACGAGCTTGAATTATTGGCTGTCGCGCTAGCAATGACAGTCGTTGCACAATATCTTTTCTAATCTTAGCCCCGGCAATGCCGGGGCTTTTTCTTTACCCGTTTGTTTACATTCATAGAATAGGCTAGGAAGGCTCCCCAATAGCCTGTTTATTTTCTGGTAGGGTAGTAGCGCCCCGGATTTTCATCGCATCCTACGGCCTTCCTTGTCGATCCTCTCGCCTATCCCATACCCGGCGTGACCCTGCCCCGGCGCAACGCGCTTTCCTGCCCCGAACGGTCAAGTCTAAGCCCATAGCAAAGCACAAGCTAATGGCAAAGCTATAGACTAGGATTATTTTCTCTATATCCAATAGGTTTAGCCATGATTTTGTAGACATATATTTCACTCAAGGGTTACCGGGCGCACCAAAAAATGCTACTCAAGGGTTACCGGGCCAAGTATTTGATTTTATTGAGTTAATCTAACAATCTAAAATTTAGGGCAACAATCCAAAAGAAACTTACACTCGATTTTGCCCCGAAACTTTACATTTTAATACCATATGTGTTTGTTTTTCCTATATATATATATAGAGTTTAAGATAAATAATCTAATAATATAGAGAAATTTGTGTCTTCCTTTCCAAATTTCCAAATTTTTTGTCCCACACAAAAACGCGCGTCTCCACCCCATAGCTTTTTCACTTTTCCAAATTTTGGTGACCCCTACGAAAAAATTTTAGATTATTTATATTATTGTTGTTTTCAAAGGAATTTCTCCGCTGCATTTTAGATTATTGCCATATTGTTGCCACAATTTTTAGATTATCGCATGTAAAGTTTCCCTCCCAAACTTTACATTTTGTGGCTCCCACTACCAAACTTTACATCCGTGTAAAGTTTCAGTCTACAAACAAACTTTACATTTCCAGCTAACTTTACATCCGTGTAAAGTTTTAGTCTACAAACAAACTTTACATTTTCACTCCGGCAACCCGTTGATCTTGTGCATATTTGACACAAGCGGCGATTCGTGCAATGCTCGAACTTGTGAACAAAACACACAACGAAAGGGTTGGGTAATGAAAAAGGGACTCACAAACTGGCAATGCCGCGACTATGTAACCAAGCTAAAGCCATTTCAGAATAAGAATAAAACCCTATACGGCGATTGGACTGACGCTAATACCTACGTGGTTTATAGCTATGGAAGCCACTTCCCTATCTACGCGTGGGTGCGCCAAACCAACCGTTGGTATGCCAATGAGGATAGATATAGCTGCACAACTAGTAAGCATATGTCGCAGGTGCGTCCGCCGTTCGAATTTTCTTTAGTCTCTACCAGCTTTCTCAAATCACTGGCTATTCAAGGCTTCACTGCCATCGCCGCTGCGCGCGTCATTCATGGGGAGATTTTCTAATGGCTATCGTTCTCACAAAAGCGCAGCGCCAGTCTGTCTATCGCCTATGGCTTAGGGATGAAAAGAAACAGTCTTATCGCCAGTTTCGACGCCGCGTTCAGCCAGCCTATGGCTGCGTAATGATTAACCTATGGGGAATGTGGCTTGGAATTGAGCCTGATGGATACACGCACAGCTAAGAAACAGGAGTAGAATCAATGGCTAATTGTCTTTGCTCTCGCTGCACTAACCCCATCCCAAAGCGTCGTTACGACCTTGGCTACAGGCTTTGCCTGTCCTGCGGCGATGCCCAAGCGCGCAAGATTGTTCGCACAGTCGTCCCTCTCCACAAGAGTAATTACGTGCTGGTTACAAGGCGAGAGGACTTAAAAGGGATAAATTCAAAATACGTGCCGGTCTGAAAACTAAAAGGAGAAAACCAATGGAAACAACATTCAAAGAAGCAACGCTGGACGGCAAGCGCATTGCCTATTCATCCACAACCACCTTCTTGGTGCAGGTGGGCAAAGCCAAGAGCGGATACAAAACGCGGTATTCGTTCACTGGTGATTTACACAAGGCTGTGGCTTACTACTGCGCCATTAACATTGGCAATGGGTATAAGAAGCGGCTGTTTTCGCCCGACATGAACAAACCCGTGCTGGCTAAAGCCTATAGCTGACAACCAAAGGAGAGGAAAATGACAACCATCAGGCCATTCTTTGAGGACAAGATTGTATTTGTCATATGGAACGATGACAGGCGCGCATGGGTCGCGGCTGAGGGAACGGGACTGTTTTACACCTCTGACCCTGACAAAACGCGGCAATTTCCAAGCCAAGCGGAAGCTGAGAAGTGGGCCAAGATCGACGGCAAAGAGACGATCCAGCGCTGGATAGGAGGCTGATATGGGTAGTTTCGCAAATCCTTTGCTCATACCCTCATCCTTCGCTCAATGCGTTGGTGTTTGTCTAATAGCCTTCAAAACCATATTCGGCGTCCCAGAACACAACCACGACGGCGATACACTTACACTAAGAACCCCCAACGGGGTCACAAATATTCGTCTGCATGGCATAGACGCGCCTGAATTATCAGAGGCTTACGGAGTGCAGAGCCAAGAGTATCTGAGAACAATCACAGCGGGCCAAAAGCTGCGTTGTGAACCCGTTGGCGCACACACAAGCTATACGCGCATCGTCGCGCGATGCTTCCTCGAAGATGGCAGGGAGATCAACCAGCTAATGGTCGAAGGTGGTCTAGCGCTGGATTGCAAGCGCTATAGCCACGGCTACTACGCCAAGTTTGAACAGTCATGGGCGCGCAAGCGGCTGATACAGAAGGGATACTGCCATGAGTGATTTGATTGCGCGTCTGCGCCATGAAGCAATCGCACGAAGCGGCTACGCGCATGAATACGCCGATGGACGCACAGTTTGGCATCCAGTCTGCAATGAAGCCGCCGACGCATTAGAGGCGCAGGCGAAGCGGATTGCGGAGTTGGAAGAAGATATAGACCGCAATGACGAATGGGCGAAGGGTTTTATTGAAAAGACTGACGCCCGCATCGCGGAACTTGAAGAGGAGAACGCCAAGTTTCGCGCCATGTATGACGAACAGCTTTTGATGGCTGTGAAAGTCAGCGCCGCTTATCTGGGAGAGAAGGGATGAGTGATAGTAACCGACTTACCGACTTGGCAGAGCGTTTGCGGGACAAGGCGTTCAAGCGGTGCGGCCCGACGATGGAAGCGGTGCATACCAAGACGGACGAATGGAAAGCCGCCGACGCGATTGATGCGCTTATGGCTGCGCTGAAACCGTTTGACGAAATGCTACAGCGTGACTTTTCCATCATGTCGGATGACGGGCGTTATAATGATGACTTTACCGCAAAAGTGTTAATGCGTCTTGGCGACCTCCGCGCCGCCCGCGCCGCTTTGGGAGAGAAGAAATGAGTGACTTAATGCTGCTTGGCATATTGCGTATGCCATTGGACGACACGCCGGAAGGCTTGGGCGTAATTGCATGGACGCAGATTAAGAGCGTTATGCGAGAAGCCGCAAACAGAATAGAAGCTGACGCCGCCCGCATCGCGGAACTTGAAGCTGTGTTTGAAACTAAATGGGACGCAGAACAACGGGCGATAAAGGCTTGGCAGGAAAAGACCGGCAAGAACATGACATGGCCTGACCACGCTAAAATGGTCGAATGGTTGCTGGATGAATTAGACGCCGCCCGCGCCGCTTATCTGGGAGAGAAGGAATGAGTGAACCCAGATCAATCGAATTGGAACTGCGTTGGCTGCGCGCACGTTTTAACGACGCAGAGTGGGAGCAAGATGAAGGGATGATGGCTTCGCTCTCTTATCAAATCAATCGGTTGGAAATGCTACAATCCTTGGGCGAGAGGTTCGACATTCCATTCTAATGGAATGTCCGGTGACTGAAAGGAGCCGAGACGCTAAATCACTGATTTTGTTCGAACTTGACACGCTCAACGTGTTGTGCAATGATCGGACTGTGAACAAATCACACAATAACTAAGAGGCAATACCATGCGACCGACTCAGTTAGAAGCTACTCTTACGGCTCTTATCTCTATCAATCGCACGACTACTATCGAAGGCGCACCCGGTGGTGGTAAGACTACCATTGTTCATGCCGTCGCCAATAAGATGGGTAAACACTATATCGAACGGCATCTTCCTACGATGCTTGTCGAGGACTTTGGCATACCCGTTATCGGTGGCGATACGCTCACCTATAAAATCCCTGACTGGTTTCCTTCCAAGGGTTCTTCGTGGGATGATGGTAAGGGCGGTGTGCTATGCTTCGACGATAGGAATCAAGCTAATGCAGATATTCAGAAGGTGCTGGCAAACATTTGTCAGGCTCGTAATCTGCATGGTGTTCCCCTTGCTGATGGCTGGACTGTCGTTTCTACTGGCAATCGGCAGTCTGATCGTGCTGGCGCAAACCGCGTTCTTAGCCATCTGCGTAACCGTGAAACGGTTATTGAGTTGGATACTCACTTGGATGACTCGACGCAGTGGATGATCGACAACGCCGTTAAGCCAGAGGTTATCTCATTCCTTCGCTTTCGTCCCAACCTGTTGCATGACTTCGATCCGCAGCGTGATAGCAACCCCACGCCTCGCTCTTGGGTCGAAGGTGTTAGCGCAGTGCTTGGCGTTGTGCCTTCCGAGTCTGAGTATGAGTGCTTCAAGGGCGCAGTAGGTGAAGGCGCTGCGGCTGAGTTTGTTGGCTTCATGCGTATCTTCCGCAAGCTGCCCAACCCCGACGCCATCTTGCTTAACCCTGATAAATCCGATGTGCCTTCCGATCCGGCGACACTCTATGCCTTATCGGGCGCTCTGGCTGAACGTGCATCCGACGCTAACTTTGCCCGTGTCTGCACATATGCCGAGCGTATGCCGCCGGAGTTTTCTGTGCTGACCATTAGCTATGCCGCCCGCAAGAACCCATCACTGGCTTCAACCCAAGCGTTTACGACATGGGCTGTGAAGCATCAGGATGTGTTGTTCTAATGGGTTACCGTTCGGATGTGGTGTTGGGGATTGCGTTCCCCAACAACGCCGCGCTGGTGTCGTTCCTAACAGCGCAGAAGCTAACAGGCACGAGGGAGATGCAAACAGTTATGGAAGGCTTTGGTGTTACGCATATGTCCGCAGCCTACAAGGAACACGTTGTGCTGTGGGTGTATGAGGAACAGGTGAAGTGGTATCCAGACTACCCAGAGGTGATGGCATACAACCAGATCATCCAGAACGCCAAAGGCTTAGACTATTCAACGATTGAAATAGAGATAGGAGAGGAAACGAATGACATAAAGTTTGAGGTTCACGACGGGACAAAATCAGACTCAGCATGTCTGTATGATGTGTTTGGTTTCCGCCGTGAAATAATACGACCTGAAAGCTGGCAAGATATATCCTCGTTTGTCAAGGAGAACTAACCATGAACCTTAACGACCGTGCGCTGCTGGTGCAGCTTAACATTTCACAGTGGACGGCGCGCAAGCATGACAAGCGCGCTACGGAGGACGTTGCTGCGATGCACAACGCTGGCAAATCTGCTGGCCGGTATCACAAAGCGTTGCTTCCCATGAATGATTATCTGGATAACGTGCAGAAGAAAGCCACGTTGATCCGCACACGCTACTACCAGAACACGTTGCCGTGGGCGATGGATGGCACTCAGATGCTTCCATCTGCTAACTACCTGTCGTTTATGACTGACTTTCGCAAGCAGAAAGCGGAGTGGGAGTATGCCGTTGCGTTGTTCATCGACCACTACGATGACATGAAAACCATAGCCAAGCGTGTGCTTGGTTCGCTCTACTCTGAGGCTGACTATCCGTCGGAGCAAGAGATCATCCACAGATTCAAGATGGATATGGCTGTGTTTCCTGTGCCTTCCACTGACTTTCGTGTGCAGTTATCGAACGATGAACTAAACCATATTCGTGGTGACTTAGAAGCTAGGCTTGCTACTGCACAGCAAGCGGCTGTGCGTGATGTATGGGATCGACTGTTCGACAAGGTAAAACATATTGCTGACAAGCTGGCCGACCCCAAAGCTATCTTCCGTGACAGCATGGTGGAGAACGCCAAAGAATTGTGTGAACTACTGCCAAGGTTAAACTTTACTGATGATCCGAACCTTGAGATGATGCGCGCAGAAGTGGAAGCCAAACTAATCGGCCATCATCCAGAGGCGTTGCGTAACAACCTTGACTTGCGACACGACACTGCGTCCGAAGCGAAAGCTATCATGGATAAGATGTCTGTGTTTATGAATGGCTTATGAGATACGATAGCTGCCAGTTTGCTATTGTATAGTCTCACCTGACTTGCATGGTGGTCGAGTGGGACTCGAAAACTGGGAAACGAGGAAGCACTAAGAGTCGTCGCGGCAATCGCGTAACACGCTGCGGCGACTCACTTTTCCGGCGACTTGACACGCGCCGCAACGTCGTGCATCATCGGGCTGTGAACTGAACACACAAAGGACTAAGGCAATGGACTTACTTAAACGCTTATCGAAAGCCAAGACTGGCCTAATCCTAGAGCATCCCTTCATCGGATCGGTTGCCATTAACATGCCGTTCGAACTGGACGAAACCATTGCGACTGCTGGCACCAATGGCAAGCGTGTTAGATTTAACCCTGCGTTTATTGAGAAGCTGACTGATGAGGAACTTAAATTCCTTGTCGCTCACGAGTGCCTTCATCCCATGCTCGAACATAACTATCGCCGCAATGGACGGACTGCCAAGCGTTGGAATCAGGCGGCTGACTATGTGATTAACCAGCTTCTTGTCGATGAAAAGATTGGCAAGTTTATCGACGGCGGCTGTCTCAATCAGGCTACCTATAACGCTGGCGGTGGAACCAGTGACGGTATCTATAACATACTGCCGGAAGATAACGACAACGGGGGAGATGACATCGGTGGCGCTGGCAATGATCTGGAAGATGGTGAAGGTTCACCTGCCGAACAGGAACAACAAGCCGCAGAGTGGCGTGTCAAAGTTGCCCAAGCCGCGCAAGCCGCGAAGATGATGGGTAAACTGTCGGCTAACATGCAGCGTTTTGTTGACGAAGTATTGCAGCCCAAGGTTGCATGGCAGGATGTGTTGCGTCGGTTTGTGCAGAAAGCCAAGACGGATCAGCGCACGTTCGCCCGCCCCAACCGTAGGTTCTTGGCGCAGGGTTTATATATGCCGTCCATCACTGGCGAGGTTCTTGGTGAGATTGCCATTGCCGTTGATTGCTCTGGCTCTATCGGTCAGCGTGAACTCAATGAGTTTGCTACTGAAATCAAAGCCATGAAGGAAGATGGCAACCCGTCTGCGTTGCATATCGTTTACTTTGACAGTGAGGTTAGTCACTACGATCACTATGGTCGTGACGATGAGGTTGTTATTGAGCCGCACGGTGGTGGCGGCACAGCGTTCAGCCCCATCTTTCAGTATCTTGAGCAAAACAATATTAACCCTGTCGCTTGTGTCGTGCTTACCGATTTGTATTGCAATGACTTTGGTGACACGCCGGATTACCCTGTGCTGTGGGTAACCAATGGCACAGACCAAGCGCCTTGGGGTGAAGTAGTTAAGATGTAAAGGGAGAGTGCAATGGATTACGAATCATTACGTTTATTGGCTGGCCTTCTCTGTGGTCTGTGCTTAGCACAGACCGTATGGATCATAGTGCTGCACTCGCAGCGCGACGAAGCTAGAGATATGGCAGGATTTGTAGCACAGGCTGTCGAGGATATTGCAAGAGGCAAAGCTAAAGCGTTCATGCACATGGGTCGTGTTCACATAACCAATGATATGGGAGAATAACAATGGCCGTCGTTCGTATGTCTGATGAACTGCGTAAAAACATTGAGTCTATGGCGCGGGCTTCCTTCGATGCTCGTATAGACACAGCTAACAAAAGCCTCGTCGTTCCTATGAGCGGAGATGAAATCTATAACCTGATGTTTGCCGATACCGTCAATGGTATGCTGGCATTGCCAGATGGTTATATGAGGATGATTGATAGGTTTACCGTCGCCAGTGTAAATGGCGTGTCCATCCATTATGATTTTCATACGAGTCAGCCAATGCCGTGGCCGTATGAAATCCCTACTATGCCACACTTTGCGAAGAACAATTCCTATGGGAACACAGTTCATATTGTGTTGCGTATGAATGAATCCGGTCTGTGGGATAGCCTAGAAGCTGCGTTCAGAGATTGGCATAAGCGTGTCAAAGACGTAGCCGATTCGCGTGACCAGTTTGTTAGCGGGGTGCGGGCGATCCTCAATAACAATACAACTCTTGGCGCTGCCATTAAACAGTGGCCCCCGCTGTGGGACTTTATCCCGCAGTATGCCAAGGACAAACACTCGCAGGTTGTTGAAAAGAAAAAGAGAGAACTGATTGAGAAGCCAGAGGTTGACACCGCAAGCCTGACTGCGATGGCTGCATTTAACAAGATGGTTTAAGGGAGAATCACCATGCCGATGATTGAATCTTATACCGATGCTGTGCGTTTGTTTGATAGCGCCAAAGATAAGCAGAAGGGTAAACCCCTTCTGTCATTCGGTCGCTTGCTTAAAGACGGCGATGCGTATGTTATTCATGTTCACGCACTGGCAGTTGCGCGGATCACATCCGACAACGTGTTGGAATATCTGCCGACGGTCGAACAGTATCGGTCTTATCACAACACTATCGCTATGTCGTTCCATCATGTGGTGCCTGTCCAGTCACTACGTGTCGGACCGTTAAAGTATCGTATCGGTCATATGAAATGGATCGGAACGAAAGTGCAGAAATGGGGGGTTACTACCAATAATTGGGAAAGACTACGCAACGAAGCGCAGGAATATTTCAAGGGCGTTAAGATCGACATGGTAAGTGGCGATTACATTAACCCGCGCCCTGATTTTACGCATACCATTGTGCCAGAGAAGCGCAAGACTTGGCTACGTTGCCTTCGCAATTTCAAGAACGGCTTGAAGGTTCGCCATAAACTTGGTGTGTTCGATGCGCTTATCAATGAGATGGGCCTGTCGGATGCCAACCGTTGGTCGTATCGGTATGACTTTGATGGCACGTATATCGACTCGCTTGTTGGCAATATGAAGGAAGGAACCTTCGAAGATAATCTTATGCGTAGCTTTGTGCAGTATGCGAGAGGCCAGACCTATGGTGTGATGTCCGGTAAACAAGTTCTGGATACAGCCATGTATCTTCTCAAAGACTTGAGCGTTCCACTGCGCCGTGAGTTCGAGGTATTCGGTGATGCTGAGTGAGATTAACCAGCAGATATTAGCAATGGCGAATGACGGAGTTAAATACTCCGTCATAGCCGAACGGCTTGGGCTAACCTTCCAAGTTGTTAAGAGTCGCTTACACCACATGCGTATGACGCCAGAGCAGAAGGATAAGCTGCGCGCCCGTCGCCGTAAGACTAAGCGCGATCCAGTGAAGGCAAGGAAATATATAAAGGATTACATAAAGAACCACCCAGAGAAACCCGCAGAGTGGAGCAAGGCATACCGTGAAAGAAAGAGAGAAGCCGAATACAAATGGAGACGGGAGAACCCAGACAAGTGGGCAGAGCAGCGCCAACGCGACAATGAAAAGCGTAAAGCGCGACGAGCAGAAGCGCGTAACACTCCAGAAGCTATTGCAGAGCGCGCTAGAAAGGCGGCTGAAAAAACTGAGCGAAGCGCAGAGTTAAAGCGGTTACGGTTGGAACGATGGAATGAGAAGCGTAGGGAGCGCAAGCTAAATAACATCTCCGACTACCAGACTTTGAAAGCTAGACTGGATGCAGACCCTGAGTTCAAAGCACAATATCTTGAGAAGCGGAGACTGATAAATGCAGAACGCCGACGTAAGAAAAGGGAGGCTATCCCGCCAGAAGAACGGGAGCGCAAAGCCCAACGGGCTAGAGAGGCTAGGATCAAAGCAGTTAGGGAAGCTAACGCGCGTCGTCGTGCCGAGCGTGAAGCAAACCCGCCGCCCAAGCAGCCTAAAGAGAAGCCTAATAACACTAGGCATTTGCCCAAGGTGGGGGGTAAAATACTAGATAAGCGCAAGCCCGGACGATTGCTGGCGCTGATGGGATGGAGAGGGTTCTGATGAATATAAAGCTAGAACTTAACGAGTATCTCGATCCCCAACGCTATCGCCTTGGGACGCGGTTGGTTGATGTCGAACTATTACGGAGGGTTATCAGGCATGTAGAGAAACAGGAACAACTTATTCTGCAAATGCGTGAAGCCATCGAATTGGCTTTATCAAAATCATGTAGTCACTGTGCAGGAGAAATGACTGTAGCGCGCAAGCTATGGGAAGATATGGAGATTTACTATGCTGAAAGTAATAGCGATGGTGGTGATTAACATTGTCATCACACTGGCGTTTGCGTCCGCGCAGACTGTGTATTATAATAACATGCGAGGATCACCGACTGATTCGACGATCTTCTTCGATGGGAAAGGAATGATGACTGGTAGTAGCTTGCAGGTTGGGAACATGGTGACATACCACGACGCAAGTGGCCGCATGGTGGGTAGTTCAATGCCTACTACGCCACTTCCGTTAGAGCGTTCACCGTTATCGGAGCATTACCTTGATGGAGAATAAATACGGGCTGCTAATACTTGCCATGCTTCTGCTGGCAGGATGCTCGTATAACCTAGACACTAACGGTGTGTATTACAAATCGAAGAACCGATACAAAACCGAGTGTAAGCAAGTAAGTGAATATAAAATAGACTGTAGAAGCAATGGAGTAGAGCAATGACTGATAATTCTCTGAGTGAAATCCTTAATCGTGTCGATGACCAACTGTCTATGGAACTTGCACAGCCAAAGACAAAGACTAAGCATCCGACCGCAGCCGCGCCTGTCTATGTGGAGGCCGTAAAGAATGATGAGGGTAAACTCCCTTGGCATTTGCTTCCGTCGGATGCCATCGACGATGTGCTTGAGGTGCTACAGTATGGCGCTGCTAAGTATGGAGAGCGCAACTGGGAGCGCGGTATGGAATGGAGTCGTCCGTTCTCTGCATTGATGCGCCATATGTGGGCGTGGTGGCGTGGAGAAACGTATGATCCTGAGAGTGGCAAGCCTCATCTTGCCCACGCAGCGTGTTGTGTTTTGTTCCTAGTAGCATACGAACGTAGAGGCGTAGGCGTAGATAACCGCGTTAAGTAATAACAACGCCGGGGCTACGGCCCCGGCTACCTTTGGTGCGGCTATGAGCAAGAGGTATTTGGATGTGAGTAGCTTATCACGCAGTGTAACAACGGGTGCAATCGCAAGCAGTCCTTCATGGACTACATCAACTGCATCTTCCACGGCACCACATAACCACATGGATATACAGGGAGTATTAAAGATACAGGGTCACGACATTACTGGCAGTGACGTTAAAGAATTGAAGATGATGCTTGACTTTCTTCGCCATGTCATTGCCACCGATACGCATATGAGTGAGTTGTGGGTAGCATACAAAGCAAAAGAAAAGATACTGAGGTGATGAAATGTATATGGTTGTTCATCCAGTTAGGCAATACACAGATAGTAGAGGCATAAGCAACAGCATTGTGGACACGCACTTGCTGGAGCAAGTTGTGAACCAAGTGCAGTATAATTTTACAGAAACAGATGAAAGACTGAAGAAGCTGGAGTCGTTTCTGGAATTTACGCAGACACAATACCCTAATGTGATTGAAGCGTACAGGGTAGCTGCCGAGGCAAAGAAAAGAATGGGTGTGTAATGGACATCGTGACCATCGACTTTGAAACTTACTATGACAAAGAGTTCTCGTTGTCCAAGATGACAACGGAAGCATACGTGCGTGACCCACGCTTTGAAGTTATCGGAGTCGGCATAAAGGTTAACGATCACCAGACTGACTTTTATTCTGGCGAGAACCCCGGTCGCTTTCTCCGGTCGCTGGACTACAAAGACAAGGCTATCCTCTGTCACAACACACCGTTCGACGGGCTAATCTTATCGCATCACTTTAATATCAGGCCACGGTTCTGGCTTGATACTCTTTCGATGGCGCGTCCAAGACATGCCATCACTGTGGGTGGATCACTCAAAGCATTGGTGGAATACTACCGCCTTGGCGCTAAGGGTGACGAGGTTCTCAATGCACTTGGCAAACGCCGCGCAGACTTCGACGCTTATGAGATGGCGCGCTACGGTGACTACTGCCGCAACGACGTTGATCTAACCTACAAGTTGTTTCTGGAACTGCGTAAAGGTTTCCCCGCATCTGAACTAAGACTGATAGACCAGACGCTTCGCCTCTACACAGAGCCGACGCTGGTTATCAATAGGCTTTTGCTTGAACGACACCTTGAGAACGTGCTGCAAAAGAAATCCAATCTGGTTGAGGCGCTTGGCTTAGACTGCACTGAGGAAGAAGCCAAGAAGATACTTATGTCGAATGAAAAGTTCGCTGAGTATCTCGCTATACGTGGCGTCCAGCCGCCGACAAAGATCAGCCAACGCACTGGCAAACAGACCTACGCTTTTAGTAAGACTGACCGTGGGTTCACAGACTTGCTTGAACATCCAGACGAGAGCGTTCAGAACGCTGCGGCTGCTAGGCTTGGCGTCAAATCAACGCTTGAAGAAACACGCACACGTTCATTGATAGGTGTCGCAGAGCGCGGCCCTCTGCCCATCCTGCTTAACTATTACGGCGCACACACTGGTCGCTTCAGTGGTGGCGATAAGATGAACCTACAGAACTTGCCTCGTGGTGGTGCGCTACGCAAATCATTGTGTGCGCCAGAGGGTAAGATGCTTGTCGCTTGTGATTCGGCGCAGATCGAAGCCCGCGTGGTTGCATGGGTGGCAGAGCAGAATGATTTGCTAGACGCTTTCCGTGAAGGTCGTGACGTTTACTCCGAGTTCGCCAGTGAGGTCTATGGCAAGAAGGTAACGAAGGCTGACAAGATCGAACGCTTCGTCGGTAAGACTTGTATCCTTGGCCTTGGCTACGGCATGGGCGCTGAGAAATTCAAGGCGACGTTGGCTATCGGCGCTGGTGGTATGCGCGTCAATCTAGATACACACGAAGCTAAACGTATTGTCCAACTCTATCGCACGAAGAACCACAAGATCGCGTCGTTCTGGAACCGCTGCAACGTGGCGCTTGATATAATCTATGGCAAGCAAGACTTCAATCTCGTCCCGCACTCCCCTCACATTCAGTTAACGGACGATGGTATCCAAATGCCAAATGGTTTGGCTATTAAATATCCGATGCTGACCATGATGGATAACGCTCAAGGCTTTGCTTATGCAGCAGACGGGCGTGTGTATCGTGAAGCGTTGAAAGATAGAGTGCTAGGCAAGCCGATAAACACAGAGAAATTTATTCGTGTTTATGGTGGTAAGGTTACAGAAAACCTAGTCCAAGGGTTAGCCAGAATCGTTGTGGCCGAACAGATGGTTAAGATTGGCGAACGCTATAAGGTCGTTCTTCAAGTACACGACGAAGTAGTTATCCTCTGCGATGCCGACGAAGTGGAAGAAGCCAAAGCATATATGCTTAAGGTCATGTCAACGCCACCCAAGTGGGCAGAAGATTTACCTGTCGCATGTGAAGCAGACTACGGACTGAATTATGGAGAGTGCAAATGACGTACATGGAAATGCTTACTGACGCTGGCCTACACCTATTCTTCTTTGGCTTTGGTTTACTCGCTGGCATGTTTATCTTTTGGATTGAAACACGGACAGGAAAGAACCAATGACCATGAGTTGGGAAGATTACTTTATGGACTTGGCTTGCAAGATAGCCGAGCGGTCTAAAGACCCAAGCACTAAGGTCGGCTGCGTTGTGGTGACTGAGGATAAGGTCATCGCTGCCACTGGCTATAACGGTATCCCTCGCGGTGTCGAAGATAAGCATGAACGTATGGAGAGACCAGCTAAATATTTATGGACAGCCCACGCAGAAGAAAATGCTGTGGCTCACGCAGCGCGTGTGGGCGCACGATTAAAAGGTGGATCGGCGTTCGTGACACATGAGCCATGCAGTCGGTGTGCGCGGTCACTTATTCAAGCGGGTATTATTCAGGTGCATGTTGGCCCCGGTACTACCAAGATGCCACAAGAAGAATTTGAAGTGTCACGCATTATGTTCGAGGAAGCTGGAGTAAAGGTGTACCGCGATGGTCTTATATAAACTAGATAAACAAATCGTAAGTGATCTCCGTAAAGAAGCAGAGGAATGTATCGACCCGATCTTGCTTAAATATAATCTGCGTTGGGAGCATGTGTTCGCACACGACCGAGCATCCTTATACGTTTTGGCAAGGCAGGAAATATATACCTCCATCCGTACGCGGTTGCGTTGGTCATACCCGAAGATAGGTCGGCTGTTTAACAGGGATCATGCGTCGATCCTTAATGCAGTGCGGCGATATAAAAATATAAAGAGACAACGCAATGAACCTTAGTCATTCCTATTCATCAATGAAGCTATACGAGAACTGTCCATATCGGTACTACCATCAGCGTATAGCTAAGACGGTGGTGGATCAGGGTGGCGAAGCAAGTAAACATGGAGAGCGCGTCCATAAACATCTTGAAGATAGAGTGAACGACAAGGTTGAACTGCCCGAAGAACTTAGCCATGTCGAACCAATCGTAGAGTCACTAGAGAATCTAGCCAAGGATGGAATCCTACGGGCCGAAGCAGAGATGACTCTGACGGTTAACTTTACGCCAACAACTTGGTGGGCGAAGGACGCATGGATGCGTTCGAAGCTGGACATCCTCATATCCAAAGACACAACGGCTGTTGTCGCAGACTGGAAAACAGGAAAGCGTAGACCAGACTTCGCACAGTTGGAGTTGTTTGCGTTGCAAGTGTTCGCGCACTACCCGCACATCAACAAGGTCACATCCAGTTTCATCTGGATCAAAGACATCGCTATGGATCGCAGGACATACACACGTAAAGACCAGCATGAACTGTGGAACAAAGTGCTGACCAAGACGCAGCGCATTGAACACTCACTTGAGAATGAGAACTGGCCTGCTAAACCAAGTGGTCTGTGTGGATACTGCCCATGTAAAAATTTTTGTGAGTTCGCTTACGTTAGAACTTGACACCTGTGTAAAGTAGGAACAATATAATGGCTACACCCGAAGCGAAAATAAAGCTGAAGGTCGATAGGGCTTTGCAACAACTGAAGATTTGGTTCTTCAGTCCGCAAGCCGGTCCGTTTGGTAGAGCAGGTATCCCAGATAGGATACTCTGCGTGAACGGGCATTTCGTTGGGATAGAATGTAAAGCGGATAGGTCGAAGAAACCTACCCGCTTGCAGGTAGATTGTATGCGTAAGATAGAACAAGCCGGGGGAAAGTGTTTCGTTGTCTACGATGATGAGACACTGGTTGAAGCAATAGAATATATTAAAGAGGCGATGAAATGCTTGTAGTCGAAAGAGCCAAAGCGCTTGCGCTAAAGCTAGACTACCCAGCGCGTGTGCTGGAGACGATACCTACTGCCAAGATGCTGCGCCCCAACATTGTTGTGGCTCCGCATCGGCTGGATGAAGTGCGTGTTCTGCGTAACATGGGCATCGACGCGCCGTCGCCTATACTGCACTACTATGATTGGCCCGGTAGATTCCAGCCGTTCGAACACCAGAAGGAAACTGCTGCGTTCCTTACGGTTAACCAACGTGCGTTGGTGCTTAATGAGATTGGCACTGGCAAGACGCAGAGTTCTCTGTGGGCTGCTGACTACCTGATTAAAACCCATCAGATAGAGAAGGTTCTGATTATCTCTCCGCTCTCTACACTAGAGCGCGTGTGGGGTGACGCTATCTTCTTTGGCTTCCCACATCGTAAGGCTGTCGTTCTACATGGCACAGCCGAACGTAGACGCAAGCTACTCAAGACTAACGCTGACTTCTACATCATTAACCACGATGGCTTTCCGATTATATCGGAGATTACGGACGACGCATTTGATCTAATCATCGTGGACGAGGCTGCAGTGTTACGCAACCACAGCACAATGCGTTACCGCGTAATGCGTAAGTACATGGAGCGCAACCCAGATACACGTTTGTGGTTGATGACCGGTACGCCTACGCCTAATGATCCGACCGACGCATGGACGCTATCCAGACTGGTCAATAGTCCGTTCATACCATCTAGCTTCACTGCCTTTAGAGATCAGGTGATGATGAAGATTGGTATGTATAAATGGACGCCGCGTCCGAACAGTATGGAGCTTGTCAAGAACGTACTGCAACCGGCTGTGCGCTATACCAGAGATGAATGTTTCGATCTGCCTGACACCATAACGCAGACACGTAAGGTTGAACTGACACCTGACCAGAGAAAGCATTATCAGGCGATGATTCGCCATCTGGTTACTGAGTCTGGCACTGAGGCTGGCACCATCACGGCTGTCAACGAAGCAGTCAAGATGCAGAAACTTGTGCAGATAGCTTGTGGCGTAGCGTACGATGACGATGGCACCAACGTCGAACTTGAATGTGCGCCGCGAGTTAATCTGGTTAAGGAACTTATAGAGGAGGCTGGAGAAAAGGTTATCGTATTCGTCCCACTGACCGGGACATTGGAGATGTTAGAGCGTGAGTTGTCTAAGCATTGGACTGTCGGCGTCGTCAACGGCTCTGTCAGTTCGTCGAAGCGCAATGCTATCTTCCATAACTTCCAGAACGAAAGTGATCCCCATGTGTTGATCGCGCATCCTGCCACGATGGCTCATGGGTTAACGCTGACATCTGCGAGTACTGTGATCTGGTATGGGCCAGTGACCAGCAACGAACAGTATGTTCAGGCAAACGGTCGCATCGAACGTATTGGCAAGCGGCATGTATCGAATGTCATCCACATAGAGGCGACTGAATTAGAGCATAAGATGTACAGCAGACTTATGAATAAGCAAAAGCTACAAGGTCTGTTGTTGGATTTGATACAACAAGAAACACGCTAAGAGGTAAGGCAATGGATGTAACAGTGGAACAGGTCGTCGCGGCCTATATGAAACTGCGCGATAAGAAGAAAGCTATCGAAGCCGAGGCTGATAACAAAGTGCAAGAAATTGTGCAGAAGATGGAGAAGTTCGAGACTTGGATCAGGGAGAAAGCCACCGAGCAAGGGGTTACATCCTTCAAGACCAACGCTGGTACTGCGTTCTTAACCACGGTTGACTTTGCCAACGTCGCTGATTGGGATGCAGTCTTGTCATTCATCAAAACAAATGAAGCGTACGATATGCTTGAGCGCCGCATCAGCAAGACCGCAGTGCGTAGCTATATCGAAGCGCATAAGGAAGTACCCGCTGGCGTTAACTATGGCACCAAGCTGAGTGTCAATGTTCGCAAGCCAGCGGCGAAAGGAGAGTAAGGCAATGGGAAAGAAACAAAAGTGGGCGTCACCGCAAGTAAACCAAGCGTATCCCGGTGGCGTATATGCAACGGATGTGATCGACAAGTTCAATCCGAATCACTGCGCTAGGGCAGCGTTCATAGTCTACGAAATCCAGAATGGATACTTGCTTAGAACAGAAGTCTTGGATGAGTCACCATCTAAGATGATCTACTGCAAGAGCATACAGGAATTGTCAGAACAAATCCTGACATCACAGGCGCAAATGCGTCTTAACCTTAAGTAAGAGGACAACATGAGCAATCTTATTCCCGCTAACATTCAGGTTCCGGCTCACATCGCTAAGCGTATGGGTCAGCCTTCGGCTCTGGCTACCGCCATCATGGGTGGCATCGGTGGTGGTGAGTCGTTCCCGCGCATCTCGATTAAGGGTAGCCGTTTCCGTATCAAGGATGGTGACGCCGAGACTGTGCTGGAAACCACGGCGCTTGACGTTATCACCGTCGGTGCTAACCCGCATCCGTCGAAGACGTACTACGCTTCTGACTGGGACCCCAACGCTGAACCGGCTGCGCCTGATTGCTACTCGCTGAATGGTGTGCGTCCGAACCCTGACGTTGCTGAACCGCAGAACGACATCTGCGCTACGTGTGAGTGGAACAAGTTTGGTTCTGCCAAGAATGGTAATGGTAAGCGTTGCGCTGATAAGAAGCGTCTCGCTGTCGTTGCTGCCGACGATCCGACCGGACCGATCTATCTTCTTGAGGTTACTGCGACGGCTATGAAAAGCCTCAACGTGTACCAGAAAGAATTGATTATGCGTGGCATGGGGCCGGAGGTTGTTCGCACTCGTGTGTCGTTTGATACAGACGCCACGTATCCTAAGTTGCAGTTTGGTTTCGGTGGGTTCTTAGATGAAGAAACTATTGATGCAGTTGCGCCGCTGTTCAACTCCGACAAGGTTAAGGAGATCACAGGTGAGTCTGCTTCTGCAGCGGTCGCGGCTATTCCCGCACCCAAGGAAGCTCCGAAGCCAGTGCTTGTCAAAGCCGCAGCTAAACCCGAACCTGTGCAGGTTGAAGAAGCTGAAGCAGAGGAAGCACCTAAACCGATCCGTGGTTTCGGCGCTGCAAAAGCGAAGCCCGTTGCGCAAGAACCTGCTAAACCCAAAGCAGCGGCTAAAGTTGCGCCCGTTAAAGCGGAGAGCGTTAGCGATATAGCTGACGAAATCGCTGGCTTGCTTGGCGAAATGGACGCGGACGATGCTTGACCAGATAGACTTTGCTAAAGTCGAGGTGCTGCGTAAACATCTAATGATTACGCAGAACGACATGGCGCAAATCTTCGGTGTATCTAGGATTACATACCTTAGTTGGATCAAAGGTACACCGCTTCGCCAAAAGAACTTGACTAACGCAAAGCGAATCATTCGTCGTCTCATTGGTCTTGTGAAAGACCACGACTGGCCGTCGTTAGAAGTACGCAAGTTAGAACACCAAGATAGATTACAAAGACTACTTGCGGCGCTTGAGTACGGCGCGTAAACTCAAACATTCGGGGAGGTAAAACCTCCCCGTTTTCATCATGCCGTGGACATCACTATGAATACGTTGGATTTTCTTCAGCGGGTACTTCCATCTGATGGGTACTATGTCGCCGTTGCGATTAAGAATAAAAAAGTTTTGCTGCACCGCTTTGTGGACAACATAGCATCTCTAGAGACGGTAGTAGACGGTATCAGTGCTGGTGGTGGCAATGCGTACTTCGCAGTTGCATCATTTGTTACGAACACTGGCGGTCGAAAACAAGATAATGTGCATAGCTTAAAGTCTTTATATCTAGATATTGATTGCGGTGTGGATAAACCATACCTCACCCAGCGCGATGGGCTTAAAGCCTTATCCACATTTGTTAAAGAGACGCAGCTTCCGACGCCAATGATTGTCTCATCGGGCAACGGACTCCATGCGTACTGGATTCTAGATCGTGAGTTGCCGCGTGATGAATGGCAACCGCTGGCCGACGCACTGAAGAACGCAACGCAACAGCTTAAGTTCGAGGTTGACCCCGTGGTGCCAGCCGACAGCGCCCGCATACTACGGCCAGTCGGGACGATCAATACGAAGGGCGGGGAACTTGTAACTAGTTTGTTAGCAAAGGATGAGACACACAACGTAGAATATATTGACAGGATACTGTCGCCGTATCGTGTTAACCAAATAAAGATAAGACCACCGAGCGCGCAGTTCACTCCGCTGATTGATCTCAGCACCAAGACAGAGTTCCCCCCGACCAGCGCCACTGCGGTGGTGGATAAGTGCCAGCAGATTCGGTGGGGTGTAGAGAACCAGAAGAAAGTCCAAGAGCCATTCTGGTACGCCTTGCTGGGCATCGCCGCCTATTGCGAAGACCCAGAGGCCACTGCCGTGGCATGGAGTAAAGACCACCCAGAGTACAGCTACGATAAGACTGTAGCTAAGCTTGAGCATTGGAAGGCGTCAGTCTCAGGGCCGACAACCTGCAACAAGTTTCAAGAACTGCGTTCAAGTGGATGCGACAAATGCAAGTTCAAAGGAAGCATAACAACTCCCTGCTCGATTGGCGTAACATATAAGTCTGTTGAGATTGATCCTTCCGCACCCGACGAAGTGGCCCACCTCACGCCACTACCACGGGCATACAAACGCGCTAGCGACGGTGGCATTAAGCAGACGATTGACAGCACCGACGTAGACATTTGCCCCTTCGACCTATACCCCGTTGGCTATGGGCGCGACGAGGCGCTGGGCTACGAGACTGTACGATACAGGTGGAACAGACCCCATGCTGGGTGGCAACCACTGGTATTCAGGCAAGCCTACCTAGCTGACGGAAGCCGCGAGTTCGCGTCGGCCATCGCAGACCAAGGTATTGTGCTACTCCACAAACATCAGACGGAAAAATTCCAGATGCTTCTGCGCACCTACATGGATGAACTGCGTAAGATGAAAGCCATGACCAACATCCACACTTCTATGGGGTGGAAGGATGATAGGTCACAATTCCTAATTGGCGACACGCTGTTCAGACGGCACGATGATGGCTCCGTATCGGAAGAAGTTGTCTCGATTTCACAGACATCAAACCGCGCAGCCCCTACCATGTACGGTGTATCTGGTACGTTGGAAGAAGCCACCAACTTCACCAGCATTATTGATAAAGGCAGACTGCCCATCCAAGGGTGGGCCATGATGATTGGTCTGGCGGCACCGATGTTCGAGTTCACCGGCATCAAGGGCTTGACCATCAATCTGTACGGGCCGTCAGGGTCAGGCAAGTCATTAGCTCAGCTTATGATTCAGTCCCTATGGGGCAATCCTGATATGCTCCATTACGCATCCAAGTTTACACACAATGCCCTCTATGCCCGCATGGGTCTATGCAACAACCTGCCCATGACGATTGATGAAGCCACCACGATGGCGGCTAAAGACATCGGTGATTTCCTGTACGATGTGTCGCAGGGTAGGGAGAAGGCTCGACTGACCCGTACCGCAGAGGAACGCAACGCCCGTACGTGGCGGTTACCCTGTATAACATCTGCCAATAAGTCTCTGAATGCCTCGCTTATATCGACTGGCTTGGAGACCGACGCCCAGATGATGCGCCTCTTTGAAATCACAGTCACCCCGCATCCGTTGTTCGAGAAGTCTACAGATGCAGGACAACGTATTTATAACTTCGTGTCAGTCCATTATGGGACTATTGGTCGAGCCTTTATCCGCAAGCTGTTGGAGATTGGTGCTGAAGACCTAGCCACCATCATTGACAACCACAAGGTTGAGTTCACCAAGAAGTATAACTGCAAGTTCGAAGGCACCGAACGGTTCTGGGAGCAGAGCGTTATCCTCGCTGACCTAGCTGGCAAGCTGGCCTGCGAGTGGGGGCTGTTCAAGTTTGACTATACCAAATGCACCAATGCTGTCCTGTCACAGATGGGTTCGATCCGTAAGAATGTGCAGGATAATATCACTGATTCCTTCGACCTGATCGCTGAGTACCTCAACGCGCACAGCGGATCGTCGATTACAGCTACCCATACTGGTGGAAGCAAAGTCTATGTGGATACCACCCGGCTACCGCGCGGAGATGTGCGTATTAGATTCGATCTGTACCGCCCGTCGCATTCCGATCCTTATGAGCGCGGCGTTGTTCTACTAGATAAGGCGCACTTCAAACGCTGGCTCTCCAACAACGGAGCCGATATGCGTACCGTAATGAAAGACATCATAGCGGCGAACGCAGATGCTACGCCCAAGATTGGCAAGGCTTATCTAGCCAAGGACTCGTCGATCAAACTGGGCCAGACCTACGTTATTGGTGTCAGCCTACAGCACCCACGCCTCGTCGGCATCCTCACTGACAAGGATGACAACGCCATCAACAATGATCTGGCTGGCTTAACGGTGCTGCAAGGTGGAAGGGCAGATTAGTCTGCCGCTTCCTGTTCTCCGGTCAGCGCTTTGAACTGCTCCGCGAACCTGCGTTCACGCGCAGTCTGCTGCTTCGGCGCACTCTTCAGGTTGGCTATGGCTGACGGCTTGAGGCCGACGCGCTTCTTGGCAGACTGGAGAGCCAGCCATTCAGACTTGGCAGCTTCCACACCAGAACTATCGCCAGCGCGCTGAGCCTCAACGAAGTCACGGCGCACCTCAGTCGTACGCTCACTAAAGTATTTGTCGTACTCGTACATTTCTTGACGCTTACGGCGGACGTTAGCCATGTTGGTGGACGTAAAGCCAAGTCCC